GGAGTTGCCAACCCAGCCGAAATCACTTTCTTGGTCAATGATAATCCACTTGAAAGAAAGCTGTTTAAATCAATAGCCTTAGAGTCAAGTTCAGCCTGGACCACCACGGTTATTACTCCTGATGAAACTGGTCAAAACGGAGCTCAAATAACCCCATCGCAATACGAACTAAAGGAGGGTATGTATTTCTCTAATCTCCGATATAACGGGAGTTATGTTTCTAGTCCTAATTTCAAGAATAGATCAACAATTGGGATTGGGGTTATAAGTGCGCCGGTGGGGGGTACGACCACTCCTAGTACTAGAACCTTTACATTTGGTCCAAATGTAAATATTAGTAGCTCCATATCCTTGGGGGATATTTTAAGTTATGGAGCAATTGTTGGTGGAGTAGCAGTTCCATCAATATCTGCGAGTGGAGTTATTACGGCCATTAGTGGGAACGTTATAACGGTGGGTTCGGCTCTTAATCCCGCTACTGGTCCAAATATAGGCACAACTGATCGGTATGTTTTTGTAACTAAAAACGCTATCGCGGAGTCCTATGGTTTGTCGGGGTCTTATATGGAGGTGACCCTTCAAGAAAATACGACCAACCAATCTGAACTATTCGCCGTAGAAGTTGACTATATGAAGAGCTTCCCATAAAACGGTATCTTTGTGTAAATGAAAGTTAGAGCCGTTCAAGACGAAGACTATGATGAGATTCTCATCAAATGGTGGAAAGATTGGAATTTTCCATCCCCTCCCCCAAAGTCAATGCTCCCCACCACGGGATTCATTGCCTATGATGAGGATATTCCGGTAGCAGCTTGTTTTTTATATGTGACCAATTCAGAGATAGCTTGGGTCACTTGGCTTGTATCCAACAAGCAATATAGAAAAAAACCGCACCGGAGGATCATCATTAGCAATCTAATTGAGGCCGTTTGTGAGGGAGCTAGGACAACAGGTCATAGCATCATCTATACCGCAACAAGCAACAAGAGTGCGGTTCAAAGCTTTAAAGACGCAGGATTTATTTCAACATCCAAAAACACACAAGAACTTATAAAGACATGGGCGCAGAATTAATCGTAGGAGCAGTAACGGCTGGAGTAGGGGCGGGTATGTCATTTGCTCAAGCCAAACAACAAAGGGTGCTAGCGGAACGGGCTCAAACCGCCGCGGCAAAGGCTATGGAGGAGGCAAAGTCCCAACTACAGGCCAACTACCTTGAGGGGCTAGCATTGCCCACAGCGGCATATGATGCCCAAAGGGAGGCCATATCCCAGCAAGGTGCGGACATTTTAGCCGCAGTTAGCCAAGGGGAGGACCGTGGCGCTGCTGCCGCTGCCGGTAAGGTAATGGCCGCAAGGACACAGGCAGAGCGTGAACTCACAAGCCAAATGGCTAAAGACATGTTTGAGTTGGATAAACTAAAGGCCGTGGAGGATCAGCGAATCGGCCAAACTTTGTCCTCTTTGAGCCTCCAAGAGGTTGAAGGAGCTCAAGCCGCCCAAAGGGAGGCAATGAGCGCAGCTGCACGGGCCATAACCAGTGGTGTTGGCACAATAGGACAAGTGGGCGCTTCTGTTATCCAAAGCCTAAATCCATATGCTGGAAAATCGGATAAGCCATTTGGAGAAACCGAAGAGGAGATGATTGAGGTCACTATGCCTGATGGAACAAAGCAGAAAGTAGTTAAAAGCGCTCTAGCAAAATGACATATTATAAATACGCAGAGAAAAAGGCTACCGATTTTGTTGATTGGGGCAAGATAAGTAGCGATGTAAATACCGACATCCAAAAAGCCTTATCCGAAAGGGAAGAAAGGCGCAGGACTCTTGACAAAGAGTACATGGAAACAATGAAGGCTGTCGGGGACTCGCCACAGGTTGATGCGATGGACGCAAAGCCTTGGGTGTTAAATGCAACAAATCAAGCGGCAGAGTTTTTAAGGCAGAACTATGAGTTAATGAGGAAAGGCAAGTTAAAGCCTGCCGATTTCACCGTCCTTAGAACAAACGTATACAACAATATGACGCAGTTGTATAGCGATATAAAGACATGGGAGGCACAAAGAAAAGGGAGAGTAGAGAAAGTATTGAAAGGAGAAATATCGGCAGTAACGGAGGCCGGCTATGATTTGCTTGAAAACTATTCAGACCTTTCAAGCACAATGCCTGTATTTGATGCAAGAACTGGTTATCTCTTTTACTCAAAGGCGGGTCAAACAGGTAGTTCACCAACAAGTATTTTATCAAGCAATAATTTCTTCAAACTAAACAAAGAGGGTGTAGAAGTTGCTAAATTTGACTTAGACGGTTGGACTAAAAAGAGGCTAGAATCCATTGGCGATATTGATAGGATTTTGAATAGGGGCGGAATAGGCATAGAGCAGAGCAAGTTTCAAAACCCAGAGTGGAGAGAGGCTAGAACTACAGCTATTAATTCTTTAATCAATACAGCAAACACGCATTCTGCGGCTGATGTTTTAGTTCATCATTCTGGTCAAGGATACAAGATGGTATGGGATGAGCCTAAAAATGACAAGGAGATAAAGGTGGTAATGAATAGGCAGGGTTATCCAGAGGCTCAACTAACCGAAAAGCAATTACAGGCAGCAAAAGACATTGTTGGTGCATCTTTAGATAAAGCGGTAAAAGTTGGCAGAACACAACAGCCACAATCCCCGAATAAAAAGGGACTAACCGCCGCTCAACTAGGCGCGGTTAACGCTGCAACAAACATTGTGAGTGGAGATCTTAATTCTGCTACCGCGGCATTAAGGGCTTCAAATCCAAATGTTTCAACAATAACTAGGACTCCAACATCGGTAACCGTAACCTACAATAACGGAAATCCACCATTGACCATTAATCACGGGGGAAGCCTTGCTACATTCTTGAACAATGGTGGGGATAGGATTGTTGGGTCGCCCGGACTTGGTGCTGAATTGGGTGGATATAATGTCCCAGTCGGTATTCCATCAAAAACATATAAGACACCAAACTTTTCTCTAAAATCAAAACAAACACTCATTAGTGAGGTTGGTGATTATTTTGGCGTAGAGGGTGCAGACTTAAATGAATATATCTCTGCCTTGCAAAAAGACTACAACATTGATATAAGAAGAAGCAAGATGACAAGCGGAAGCCCAGCCTTAGAAGGATATGGTAATAGGGTAAAGTTAGATCCCGATAACCCAGCAAAGGCTATAAGCGTGTTTTTGGATAAGTATGTCCCAGGTAACTAATAAAGACAATGGCAAATATTTTTGATGACTTAGAGAATCAAGATGGTTTAGTTGTAGATGAAAAAGAACTTTTAAGGAGAAAACTAGAGGCACAGCAAAACCCGTTTTTAGCCTCCGAGCAGGCTGCTAGCAATATGCCTGCAAGCCCCCTGCAAGAGCGGTTTGACACGGGTATAGTTGAGAGAATGAAAATCCCTACTCTAAAGGGGCAGGATGTTTCTATTGATGAGCAAACGGGATTAACAACAAGTATACCATCCGCAGTTGAGCCAGAGAAAATAAAGACAGAGGCATCCGTTGTGTCAGACGATGACCTTAATTCTCTTGATAAAGGCGGCAAAAAAGACCTTACCGGAACGCTTGATGATTTGACTAAGAAATTCGGAAAGCATGGAATAACATTTAAAGTAAATGCGGATGGTGGGTACGAAACAGGCAGGTATGAACGAATAGAGGCAATAGCGGCCAATCAAACCAAAAAGGTCATCTATTATGATGCATTCACAAAGTCTATTGTTAAGTCCGATGCAAATGAATTGAAATCATTCATCAAGTCAAATGCAATAAAGACCAATTATGTACCACGAAATAGGGAAGAAGCGGAAACCATTCAGGCGTACTCCAAGCAAGGACTTGACTATGCCTTAGTCAAGAAGAATAACGATGACATGAAAGCATTGGAAACCTCTCTCAAAGAGGCCAATGCTATAAATGATTTAATTGAGTCAAATGCTAGAAAGGCAGCAACTTCAACCGGAAAAGTGGCTCTTGCGTATAAGGCAAAAGCAAAAGAGTTGGAGTCCCAGTTTAAGAGTGAATACGGAGCAACGCCTCAAGCATATATTGACTCAAACTCCCAAAAATTAAAATCTCTTCGTGATGTCAAGATATCAAATCTTGATAAAAGCATAAATGCCGATAGAGAGATTCAAGGAAGAGCAAAGGTTCTTGATGAGAAAGCCAAGGGGTTACTTGGTGAGTCAAATAAATTACTTGAAGAATCCAAAAAGATATCAATAACAGGACTAGGAATCCCTTTGTTCAAAGAAGATGGAAGCTTCAACGAGGATGGCTTTAAAAAGATTGCCCCGAATGAAGCAAATCAAGGGGTTATAAATCAAATCAGACACAACCTAACACTGTCCGATAACTATCGCAAGGCTGCCTATTCGGGTAAGCTTCAAGCAATGAATTATCTAAGTTCGCAGCAAAACAAAAACCTGCAGGATCAGTATGTTAGCAATTGGGAGGGGTTTCTCAACAACGCAACTAATTCGTATAGAAACGCCGAATCAACCATGCTTTCACTAGCAACATCTGCTGCGAAATGGGCCGGTAAGGAAGAGTTGGCAAAACTATGGAACGACAGGATGCTTGAACAGATGTACAAGCCACCCTTGGATGTTTCATCTGATCAAGAATTGATTAACCTAATCCGTCAATATGGTGACCCGGATGATTACTTGAAATCACTTGGTCCAGATCCATTGAGGGCATTTAACGCAGCGGCCAACATGACCGTTAGCAGTATGCTGCTCTTTCTTCCACAAATGGCTGCAGCATCGGGGACGGGGGCTGGTATTTCGGGAACACTTGCTGCTCTTGGAACTTTAGCCACCACAAAGAATCCGGCATTGGCTAGACAAGCTTTTGTAACCGGGGCATCAACGGGTTCTAGAGTCGGAGCGCAATATGTTGCTCCAACAAGTTTGGAGTATTCCACGTCCCTCATTGATGCAATTAGAAAAAAGTATCCAACCATAGAGGAGGCGAGAGGAAAGGATTGGTGGAATGACAAGGAGATAATGGATGAGGCGTTGAGAATCGGCGTTAGTAGGGGTATACCCATTACTGGGGCTGGTGCAATGTTTGATCTTTTATCCAAAAAGTTTGCCCCTTTAGCCACGGCAAGCAAGGCAAGAAGGGTTGGTCAAACACTTGCGGTTGGTGCGGCAATTTCTCCGGTTATTGAGGGAGCAGGTGAAGCAGCGGCTCAATACGCCTCTGTCGGAGAACTTGACTGGAAAGACATCATTGATGAATCGGTTGGTTCATTAGGGTCAAGTACTGTTATTCCAACATTGCCATACGAGGTTTACTCTCAATTAAACAAAGACTACTACATCAATCTAGCCGACAAGATGGCTAAGAGTCCATCATTCTTAGGCTCTATGGAAGAAAGCATGGAGCAGATAAGGGATTGGACTGGACGAATGAAAGCCACTAGGCAAATAACCGATGATGTTGAAAGGCAGATAATGGGTAACATGTCGGCCATCTTGGAAGCGAGGAAGTTGCTCACAAGTCCTGATGCGTCAAATTCGGAGAGAATATATAATCGTCTTTTTGGAACAAAATCAGCAACAGAAGAAAGGCTATCAAAACTCCTCTTGGCTCAAAAGAAGATGGAGGAAACCCCGAAGATTAATCGGGAACTGCAGAGGAGGATTCAAGAGGAAATAGATTACACGGTCACAAATAAAAAGCCAATTGACAAACAACAGGCCGTAAATCTCACTCCAATCATTGGGTCGGAGGGAGCGATGTACAAGATTGGTGATACACTTGTCACAAGGGATGATGTCAAAGAGGCATTAGTTGACAAGGAGAAAGCCAAGGAGATGGGATTGAAGGAGGATTTCTCCAACCTATCCATTGAGAATGATCAGGTGTTAAAAGATGTCGTAAAGCAGGTATCCCCCAAGAAAGTTTTATTCCAGCAACCCGGTGTGTCCGACACACCATCTTCGGGAAAAACCATCGTGTTCCACGGTGGTACACTTGAAGGAGAGGGCAATATTTATGTTTCTCCATCACGTGAACAAGCCGCTGAGTACGCGAAAATGAGTATGACCTCAGTAATGGAATTTGAGGTTGACCCCGAAAGCATGGCTTCAGAGCAAGAGGTTCGTGATGCATTTGAGGAACTTGGGTTGCAATTGCCTGAAGGGTATAATTTGGATGAACTATTCCTCTATGAGGCATTAGACACAAGGCTTGATTCTTCGCTGAAAAAAGAGGATATCAAAAAGTTGTATGACTACCTCAAGGAAAAGGGGTATGAGGGGATATCCTTTATTGATGAAGACATCTTGGGGAAAGACAAGAAAGGTGTAAGTAATTACATTGTATTTACCAAGGAGTCACTAAAACCCATCAAGAGGGATACACCAAAAGCATCGGAGGCAGCGAGTGTTCTTGGCAATATTGCTAAAAGCAAAGACATCTTCAACAAGATTGGGGAGATTGTTGCTAACTGGGTTGATGGCGATATTGAGATTGACGAAAAGACTGGTAATATAAAAATCACTCAAAGTCTTGATGGCAAAAAGATAGTAGGAGTACCTGCATCCAAACTAATTGACTTCTTGTTTAGCAATGCTCCATTTGATACAAGAATGTTCCCCGTTGATAAGGAGTGGATTAATACCGTTGTAAGGCTACGTGACTCCATCATTGAGGAGAACAGGGCGCAAAAGAAAAAGACGAAAGAAAAAAGAGCCGCCAAAAAGGGAAGCATAATTAGTGGAGATGAGGTTGTTGCGTCTGCTGTCAAGATGGGTACGGATGAGGGTTTCTCCGAGTTTACTCTAAAGAGAATAGCCAAGGAAGACTACACGGAGGAAGAGGTAAGCATTGAGGGATTGTTGATGGGTGACCCATCATTGAAAGAATATGTTGATGCCGGTCAATTGCGGGATCAATCCGAAGTTACAGCCGGGATTCCTCCAATTGTATCGTCTAATGGCGACGTCATTGATGGATACAATCGTATTCTTCAAGCGGTAATGGACGGAAAAGACTCAATCAAAGTTCTAAAGGGAATCCCAAAAGAAGAACCCATACCAAAGAGAAAGCCACCGATGCAGAGGTTGATGGATGCGGGAGTGAAAGCCGGTATTTCTGCTAAAAACATGATTGACTTATATAATGTAAATAGGGATGTTTTTGGTCTTAACATTAGTCAATCCATAGCGAACGCTATTGTTATGGATAGGATGATGGGAGCGATGGCTAAAAGAAAGGGTGTTTCAAAGGATGAAATATATAAAAGCATAAAATTCCAAAATGTAACAGAGGAGTTTATAAAGACACTATCCGAAGAGTCAAAGCCTCTTTTCCAAATGGTAGGAAAGAACGCTAAATTAAAGGCGCAAGTTTTCGCTGGACTAGAGTTGGCTAAAAAGATGAGAGCAGAAAATGCCGTTCAAAAATTAAGAGCCCCAGACGACCCACCTAAATATACTGACCTTGATATAAAACGCTCAACTGGATGGGAATTTAATCCAGTAGATAACAAGTGGAGATATGAGATAGATTATGGGAAAACAAAAGATATATCTTTAAATGATAACCTATGGAATAGTTATGATCCCTCTACGGAAAGGGGTATTGAAAAATCCTTGCTTAATCCACCCGGCATTGAAGTTGATTTTTTAAATGGGTACTTGTCAGACTTTTTAGATAACCAGGAATTATTTGATGCCTATCCGGATATCAAAGATGTAAAATTTAAAATAAGATTAGCATATAGCGATTCGCTTAACGGTGTGCCTATTACCCCGGACGATGTAGACAAATGGGCTAAAGAAGAGTTTACAGGACATGCGACTAGGGGTACATCAATAAGGGATGTAATTGCGATTGGTGGTGAGATTCAATTAAATGCCCCCTCTCTTCCAAGTAAGTGGTCGGAAACTGAGCGAATTGATTTTCTCAAGAAGTTTTTTTCTAGGCCGGATACTCGCAATGAAATTTTAGCATTAATCAATCATGAGGTTCAACATCTAATTCAAATAGAGGAAGGGTTCATTGGGGGTTCATCTGTTCAAAAGAAATACAGAACTATTGATGGGATAAAAGGCTTAATGAGGAAGCAACCTAGAAGGAGAACTTTTGATAATGATCAAAAAACATTCATTAAAGGTAGGACCATAGAAGACGCTTTAGACGCACTAGAAACTTGGTATAGGAATAACCCAAATTCAACCAATGAGCAAGCATTGGGATTTCTATATAATGCCCTTTCAGGTACACAAAGAAGTTTAGCGGACGAATTACAGGAGCTTAAACGAATTAAACCACATGCTCAAGACAAGATTGGTGAAATAAATGATCGTCTTGATGTTATAGGAATATCACAAAAATTGGTGCTTGATATTTACCAAGACATAAAACCCGATGATGACTTAGTTGCCTATTTTGAAAGATTAAGGGGTAGATATTTTGGGACTTTATATAAAAGGAACGTCATCCCATACGAAGTATACTACCGCGTTGCAGGAGAAGCTGAAGCTAGAACGGCCGCAGATAGAGGCAGGATGCCCGCTGATATGAGGCGAGCAACACTTATAGCCGAAACCACAGCGGGCGTTTCGCTTGCTGAAAGGCTTGCCTTTGCTTATCCTGGAACACTAAAATTCCAAGGTCCACAAGGAGCCGTTGCGATTGGTCAAGACGCAAGTGCTGTCATTTATGCAATAAGCAATCCCAACGTAACAACACCATTACACGAACTTGCCCACGTCTTTGAACATTATTTGACGGAAAAGGAGCGCAAGGCCGTGATGAATAGCGCGGGTACTCCGAATGAATGGAGTGTAACTACGAGTGAGTATTTCGCAAGAGGATTTGAGCGGTATTTGGCTGAAGGGGTTGCTCCATCAACAATCTTGAAATCCCTATTTGAGGCATTCAAGTCTTGGCTTATTGAGATTTACAATGGTATTACGGGGTCAGACATTGACGTTGAGTTGAATGAGGCAATGCGTGGAATCTACAGCTCTATGCTTGGCTTTGAAAGACCAAAACCAACGATAGCCTCATATTTCTCTGGAGCCGGGACGATGGAGGCTGCATTTGATGGAGATGTAAGGTCTGGACTTGCGGTGGAGTTTTCTCCAGACTACATAAATGCTTACAATAAAGCGTTTGGAAAAGACTATGAGCCAAGGGATGTGAACGAGGTATCCCCACAAGAAATAAAGGATCTTGACCCACTCTTGTTTCATGCATCTCCTGTTTGTAAGAACTACTCTTTAGCCAAAGACCCAAGCCAAAGAGGAACAACGGATCTTGACATCAAGTCAGCAATATCTGTTGCTTCCGCTATTTCTATGGCCAAGCCACCCATAGTTACAATTGAGAATGTGGGAGGCTATAAGGGGGATGTTCCATACAACATCATCATTGAAGCGCTTGAGAAAGCCGGCTATAAGTATGACGCGAACATCTATGACGTGGCGGATTATGGGGGCGTGCAGACGAGGAAGAGGGTATTGATAAGGGCGATAAGGGAGGGCGAATTACCCCCATTGCCAGATAAGATTGGCCCAAAAGATTGGTATAGCGCCATTGAGGATCTGATCCCAAATGCTCCCGACTATGTAATCGGTGAACAGGCCAAGCGAAATATTGACAAAGCAATGGGCAGAAAGCCAGACCCCTTGAAAGACGTGGAGAGTACGGCTAAAGCTTTGGAAGCGGTAGATAAAGGCAGCGAAAAAGTATTTGATGACATTAAGGCGATGTTCCCAAAAAGAGGCGTTACAGGAGGGATTGTTATTACTGATTCAAATGGGACTGAGTTGGCAGAGGTAGAATTTACGCAAAGGGATGCTAATTCTATTGAGGTGGAAAATATTGTGAGCAGAGAGGCCGGAAAGGGGATGGGATATGGCACGAAAGCGCTTCAAATAATAAAGGATATAGCTGATGCGCGAGGGGTAAAGGTGTATTTGTATCCCGAACCAATAAAATTACTTCAGTTAAAAGGCTTGACAAAAGATGCTTTAATATCTTTTTACGATAAAAATGGCTTTAAATATTTGAGGGCTTTAGGACAATCGGTATATTCTCCAAAATCTTCACAAGAGCTATCCAAGGCATACCACAAAGCCAAGAAAGACAGAAGTAATCCCGAATTAGTCAAAGCGGTTGAGGACCTGCTAGGAGCTAAAGCCGAGCCTACTACCGAAAAAACAGGGACAAAGGCAGGTAGAGCCGAATACGGCAAAATGAAAGATAGCTTTTTTGGCGGAATTGAACCAAATAAGAATAGATTATTTTTTGCAGATGCAACTAATGATTTTCAGTATAGGGGAGATAGTCGTGCTGATATTGTTTTAATGCTAGATGGGGCTAATTTTTGGCTAACAGAAGGGCCCGATGGGTATGTTACAATAGAAGATTTCCAAGTAAGCGAGGACAAATTGGGTACGGGAAAGGGCAAATTCGCTTTATCTAAATTAATTGAATATGCCGACAGAAATGGTATAACACTAATTGGAGAGCCATTAGCACAAGCAGAAAGAGGAAGAACGCAAAAAGGTCTATCTCAAAAACAATTGATTGAGTTTTATAAAAAGAATGGATTTGAAAAAATAAGCAAAGACTCTTTGTCAAAAAACAGAACCGCTGAAGCTAATTATTTAGAAAGAAAACCAAAAGATAGCGCTGAAAAAACCCAACTAAGTGACTATGATTACTTTTGGCAAAGTAAACTTGGTAAGGATATACAAAAGAGAATTAACATTGGGCGCATTAGAGGATTGAAAGGGTTTAAAGTAAATAGAAACCAAATCAAACTCTATAAATCATCATTGCCTATCATTGTTATGGGAGAGGGTCAATATGGTCCAATGGCCGCCAATTCGGGTGGCCCATCGCCGACTCTTGTTAGTTCATCTGCTCAAACCGCTTTCATCGTCCTACCGGAAACAAAACAGTTGAAAGTATTAACGCCAAGGATGATGGCGAGAATAATGGATCTTCCAGACACATACACGGTCCCAAGCGACTATAAAACCGCAAAGGAGGTCTTGGGCAATGGTATGAGCGGCGTTTTGACAAGGCAATTCATTATGCCTTTGATATTTGGAAACTCCGTCACCTTGGCCAAGAATCCAACCCTTTTGTTCCAGCAACCAGGCGCAAAGCAAAACACCTTTGAGAATGATGGAACGGCGCTTAATGTAGACGCTAATGCACCAGTTGTTGCCGGAGCAAATCTTCCACCAACAGTCAAAAAAGCGACCAAAGAAATCAATGCTGAATACTACGCTGAATATCGTGCGTCAGATTTGATTAAAACAACTCACTCGCCTAGTTCGGCTCTCGTTGGATTAATAAGGTCTTTATCAAGTGGGCAAGTTAGTGGTGAGGGTATTACAATTAATCTTCCATTTGAAGACAAAAAAACTACCAATAAAATAAATCAACTAACAAGTGAGTATCAAGGATTAGGTGATAAGGTAGCGGATAAAAAAAGAAAGCAGGAAATAATTGAAGAACTCAATGATGTAATTAAAAAGTATATGGGAGAGGTCATCAAAAAGATGACCCTTAATGTCTTGGCGTTATATGACACACTTACTCCGGCCTTCATTCAAAGAGCAAGAAACTGGTACGCGGGCGCTAATAGGATAGCCAATACAATGGCATCTAAATATGGATTGTCATTAGAACAAACAGCAGGTATTCTTGCGGTATTTAGTCCAAAGACGGACTGGCAAATCAATGTATCTCATGCTGAAAGATTGATTGACATAATCCATAACTATTCTGATTTAAAGGTTGATAAAAGCTTCATTGGAAAGGTAAGAAAAAAGATTGAGGAAACGAGGAGTGGTGGAGTTTTAAACGATAAAGATGAGGAGTTTTTAGATTTGCTATCTAAAGCCACATCCTACTACCCTAATGGAATGTCAATAAATGAAATGAGCGACATTGGGTTTGACGAATCAACGCAGGGATTACTGGTAAGAGCCATAATGACTGAAAAGTTTCCGAAAACATATGCCGAAACTTATCCGGAGGGTGATTTATTTAGAAAGTCAAACAGGGCATACGCTGAGTCGTCTTATGAATTTATGGGCAAGGCTATTCGTATATACAGAAACAATAGCCTAGGCATTATACATGAAGAGATAGGTGATGCAAACAAGGTTAGAAACTTTTACAACAACATTGTGGACCCATTCTCTCCTGTGCCATATGTAACTGGAGATACACACGCAATAGCTGCGGCTATGGGTATGCCTTTGGCCGCAGATGACGCCAGCGTTTTAAAGCTGTTTGAAGGAGGTATATCTCCAATGTACACTATGTTAAAAGAGGCGTATATTGCAGCAACCGAGGTCATCAATCAAAATGATGGAACTAATTTTCTACCAAGAGAAATGCAGTCTATTGTTTGGGAGGCCATAAGGATGGGTATGAATAACCTATCAACTAAAGAAAGAGAAGAATTGAATGAGGAATTAACAAAAAACAAAAAAGAAAACCCTTATGAAAAAACAAGACGAGTCCTTGCAGAATTTAAGCAAAAAGGAATTAGAACAAAAAACCCCGAATGGGGAGGATCAGGTTTCTCTGTCCAGGTTTCTAAAATTCTGCGAGCAAGTAAAGAGGAAACCAACAAAAGAACTAGCCAAGTTGTGGATGTTTGGCGACAACTACGAGGAGGAAAAGGGGGAAAACTCACTACCGCTTTGGGTAGAGAATTTAGGGTAGGGTTAAATAATTTCTATGCATCTTTCTTGGCCTCAAGAGGAGATGTTAGGCGCTCACTTGAGTTGGCTAGATTCTTAAACAAAGCATTCCCCGGCGTTTCGGTGTTTATTGATAAGGAGTCATTTAGCAAAGTGATGAAAGAACCCGAAACAAAAAAGTTCTTGAATAACAAAAATGACTTGATTTATGGTGTAACCAAAAACGGCAGGATATACATCAATCCCGATGCATTTGCAAGTGATACCGACTTGATGGAAACAATGATTCACGAGTTTGGTCATATTTGGCTAAACTACATCAAGGTAAATAATAGGGAACTATACGATCAAGGCATTAAGTTGGTTATGTCGGACTATCCGGATGAGTATAGAACCGAACTATTATTGAACAAAAACAACAAGGAGAGAGCCGCTGAAGAGGTGTTGGCTGCATTGATAGGAAAAAAGGGAAGACTCAAGGGTGAAGAGTTAAGGAAAGGAATAGCAATTGCTGCAGGAAAAAAGGAGGGGGCAATAGTTGGATTTTCCAACTGGCTAAACAAGATGTGGGAGTATGTTCGTAAAGAATTTAGAAGCCTGCGAGGGTTGAGTGTAGAAGAGATTCAAGACATTACTCTAACCGAGTTTATTGATGGCGCTTTATTTGACCTATTTAGTGGAAAACCAGTTCCTCAAAGTCAATTAGCATTTGAAAACAGCTTAGTTCAAGAGCCTCAGTTTAGTTCATCCACATCAATGTATGATTTAATCAATCAGGCTAGAAATGATGGATATAGGGACGCGGAGATACGGAGGGTTCTTGAGGTCAATGGTTTTGCAGCGGAGGATATTAATGATGCACTTAAAGTGTACCTTGATGTCCTCACGGTTATGCCTAACTCTTTTGCTCAAGTGCCTGGTGGTGCTTTTGCTGGTCAAAAGATGTATGAATCATTAATGGCCGATGTTCAAGCATACGCAAAGACAGGCGTTAAATCGGCACAAGTAAGAGAGTACGCTCAAAACAAGTTGAAAGATCAACAATTGTTCAAGGACTCCACTGAGTTCCAACGGATGGCTATGATGGTTGATTTGGATAAGTCAATAAACATTAGTGCCAACAAAGCCATTACCGCTGAGATGAGAAAGATTCGGGCGGCTATCACTGGTATTAAGAAAGGCAAAAGTCAAATGAGTGCTATTCAAAGGAGTTTGATTGCATTCATAAAGAAGAGTCTTCCGGTATCAACCTATGAGAAGAAAGATGTAATGGACTTGATAAGGAAGATTCAGGCTCTTGACCTAAACAACATTGAACAAATCAAGAGAGAGGTGTTTGATTATGTAACAAAGTTTAGGGTTAAGAACGAAAAAGAAAGGCTTCAGACATTGCTATCAACCAAATTAGCAAAACTTGAAAGTTCTAGGCTAAAAGGATTGATGAGTGTTGAATTCCAACAGCGTTTTTCCGAATTGAAATCAAACTTAATGGGCGAGTCCGATGCTTTAACGAACCCATCCAATGTTGAGGACAAGATAGCCGAATTGAATGTGGAGTTTTTAGATGTTCAAAACCAAGTATTTGCCCAAGGGATGAATGAGCTTTGGGGCAAAATGGAAGACCTCCAGTTCGCGATTCAATACAATTCCACCTTGCTGCTTGATGATGACAATCCAAACAAGTTGCTTTCTTTAGAGGAACTTGTAGAAAAAGTTGATGCATTAATTTCTGCTGAAAGATCCTCATTCAAGGATTTCTTGAAGTCTGAATCGGAGAGGTACAATGAGATGAAAAACTACTTGTTGTATGATATTTCTTCGGGCAAATACGATATCAACTTTAACAACAAGGAAGAGGTTGAGAACGCAATTGCTCAAATTCAAAATGATCAACTTGATGAGAAAAAGAGAAACTGGTTTATGGCAGCCATAAACAGGATTGTCAGCGTTCTTGATTTATCCATTCTTAACACCGAAGACCTTGATTCGGTCGTTGATAGAATATCCAAAGTCACAGGACAATTGTTTGGCGGAATTTCACAGGAATTGATAGGGCAAAGGATTGATGACTCACGGGATAATTTCATTGCCCTAAGAGCAATGGCAAAAGAAATGATTTCTCAAAATGCCGAAAGAATATTTGGGAAAAACTACCGTGATGTGATGGAACGCAATAGTAAAAAAAGCGTTCTTGTAGAAATCAATATGGACACAGTGCCAGCGAAACGAATGGAGCTTAGTCAAAATGAAATGTACTACTTGTACAATCTATACAAAGACCCAGCAAATCATCCCGGATTCAAAACACTAATGGGTAACTCATACCCAGAAATAATGGATAAAATCATTAGCCAACTTGACCCTCAAGTAAAGGAGTGGGCCGATTGGCAGGTGAATGAGTTTTACCCAGCAATGTACCCCATTTACAACGAGGTATACAAGTCCATCTATCGCACGAATATGCCTTGGAACGCGCATTACGCGGGTAGGGTATTTAGAGAGGGTGTGTCTGATTTTTCTACCATTGATTTCTTGAATGACCCCAAGGGATTCAAGATGCTTGCTGGGGGACAGTCAACAAAAGCAAGGGTGAAGAACTCAGCGGCAATTCGTGCTATGGATGGCGACTATGTGTTGAGGTCGTATGTCAAGGACATGAACTTCTTTGCCGCATTTGGTGAGGCATTTAGGGACTTATCCAAATTGCTAAACAGCCCTCTAATAAGAAACGCGATGGATGCATTTGTTGGAGAGGATGTTAGGGAATACTTAGGCCTTCAGCAAGGGGGGAAAGGCGGTGTGCTTGATGCGATTCTTTCTGCAAACCTAAATAGAAGCAATGAACCAGCGATTCTTGATAGCATAACTAAAGGTTATGTTTTTGCTAAACTCGGAATCAACTTTAAGGTATTCCTATACCAAACAGCAAGTTTCTTGAACTTTACCATGTTTATTGGGTACAGGAACTACGCCCTATTTGCAGCCAAGGCATTCGGAAATCTTATGACTGGAGGGAAAAGTAATGCCTATAGGTTGTTTAAGCAAATGTATGAAAACTCCCAATATTTAAGGGATAGGGAAGACACGCAGAGCATACTTGATCTAATGGCCGGCTTTACCGCTAAAAACGCCAAAGGAGAAACAAAGTCATTGCTTGACAGGGTCACTGAAGGCAGCGTTGGGTCTATTCTAATGTTTATGCTTAGAAATGGAGATAAGGCCGGTATAGCAGGATCTATTCCGAATTATCTATACTACAAAACAGAGTATGCCAATAGATACGGTGTAGACATTGACAGTCAAGAGGCCATAGATTACGCTATCAAAAAGATAAACAAACAAGTTAGAAAAGTAGCCCAAGACAATGAGGCTGAAAACAAGAGCCTACTTCAGTCTACCGGTGGAGCCATTGCTAAAGGGTTTTACTTATTTGCATCACAACCATTGCAGTTATTGAGGAAAGAAATTCGCTCCATAAGAAACATCTATAGGATTCTTGCCGGACTAGAAGGGGCAAAAGGTACATTGCAAGAGAACGCAAGGGTATTCGTGACGGCTCATTTTGTTTCCCCTCTAGTATTCCAATGGCTCGCACTTGGTTTGCCTGGGGTTGCAAGAAAGTGGAATGATGACGATGAGGAAGAATTAATCTTGGCGGCAATCATTGGAAACCTAAATCAATTATTCGTTTTAGGACAATTGCTTGACGCAGCAAAAGATAGAATACTAAAGAAACCTTGGGCCAATGTCCCAGAAACAGCTGTGCCATATAAGATAGTCACTCAACTTGCCATATTAATGGTTGACGCAATTAGCGCAAAAGACGCAGACAAAAGGCTTGATGCTCAAATAAAATTCTCAATTGCCATCGCTGAATTGAGTGGCGTTCCAGCAAACACAATGCTTGGATTATTTAAGAATTACGAAAAGCTTTTAAAGGGAGAGGTAAGCGGATTCGGGGAGGCATTCTTGCGGATGTTTAATTTCCCAGAGCGCCAAATTACCGGACCTAAACCTAAAAAGGAGAAAAACCCATACGCCCCCAGTGCAGGTTCGTCTAGATCAAGGAAAAGTGAAAACCCATATGCACCATGACAAAGTTTGAAATAACGAGAAAATCAAGAAACATCCACATCATAGACTGTATCGGAAAGTCCAGAGATTTTCTGCTAATTAGTGATGTACACTGGGACAACCCTCATTGTGATAGACTGCTCTTAAAGAACCACCTTGACGAGGCGGTTAAGAGAGATGCACTCATCGTCATAAACGGGGACCTATTCTGTTGTATGCAAGGAAAGGCCGACCCCCGAAGGGGCAAGTCAGACATACGTCCAGAGCATAATAATAACAAGTACATTGACTCAATCATCAACACAGCGGCAGAGTGGTTTAAGCCTTACGCAAACAACATCGTCCTTATTGGATATGGCAATCACGAAACCGGCGTTTTGAAAAATGCAGAAACCGATATCATTGAGCGATTTGTTGAAAAGTTAAATACGGTAGCGAATAGCAATGTGTATGCCGGTGGATATGGAGGGACACTGCATATCAACCTATCCGAAAATGATAGTCAAAAAAGTTACTCTTTCGTGACCCATTATTATCATGGGGCAGGAGGCGGAGGACCCGTCACGCGCGGAGTAATTTCAGACCAAAGGATGCTAGCGATGAGTGAGAACTATGATCTCATATGGCAGGGTCACGTCCACGAATTATACCATCACATCAACCCGGTCCATAGGTATGATAGAATATCAAAAAACATATCAATAAGGCATGTCCATCAATTAAGGACGGCCACCTATAAGGAGGAGTGGGATGAGGGGTACATTGGATTCCACGTTGAACGAGGAAGACCCCCCAAGCCATTGGGTGGATATTGGATGACCCTTAATATTAGAAGGGATAACAAAAACGACTACAATAGGTATGTTGATGCGGAATTCTTGACCTGCACACGATACTATTAAGTGTGTCGGACACACTAAGTTTAAATCAACCTCCAACTCCAATCCCAACTACTTTCACTTTTGGCTTGACAAGTGAATATATTGTAAGCGGGCCTCCAACTACAAAGATGTACTACACCTGTTGGTGATTTAGCCAAAAGTTCAGTATTGTGTGGTGGTTCTTGCTCACTCACCGAAATAAAACCACTCCGCTCTTCAACAAGCCTAATGATTTCTTCTTGCTCCTTTTTAGTGAGCATCACATCACCATTCGCATCTCGCATCTGCTCAAAGCATGAGCGTAAGCTCCATTCGGTTTTGATTGTTTCGTTTTTCATAGGGTTTGGTTGGTAAGGTTATAGGCTGACGATGGGGGAATTTCCGAATAATTCGTAAGCCTATAGGCTGACGCCGGGGGAGGTTTGGTAAGCCTGTAGGCTGACGGATTTATCATTCATTATATGCGAGAAGGGTGCTTATTGACCGATTTATCATTCATTATACCCGAACGCGTATAAATTTTGGGATTTTCTATACATTATACCCGATTGGGTATTAAACGTGGGTTTTTCTATGCATTATACCCGATTGGGTATTAAACGTGGGTTCGTGTTTCCGATTATAGGCTTAAGGTTCGGTTGGCTTCACGCTGCAATTTTTCATTAATCGCATCAACAATCCATTTGCCTAATTCGTCTTGAAAACTTGCTGCTTTATCTTCATCTATTAAACCGCCGGGGGCTTTAAATAGGTTTTGTATTGCCCCCCATCCTCTCACGTCGGCAATTTTTTGATATTTGCCGTCTTTGCTTACACCCCAAATGGTTTGTCCACGTTCGTCATAGGTGGCTTTTGCCCCAATAAAATCTGTTACTTTCATAGGTTTAAGGTTTGAAATAGTTTGTACGCACCACACGAATCGGTCAGGGTCTTTATTTGCGGTCCGAATCCGTTGCTTCGGGATAGAACATACTCGCAGGCATCCCCCTTGGCTCGGACCTCAATCACCCTCCAGGGGCGGTCGTTGGTGCAGGCGGTCAGGAGGAGAAGGAGAAACATCAGTCGCATGGCTCAAAATTATCCTCAAAGTACTGCTTTGCAACGAGCCATTGGTCGTCGTGGTTCTTAGGGTTTCGGGCAATCATGTCCCCAACCTTGGGGCTCCCATTATCCCTATCGACTTGCGATATTGATACGCTTTCGGGTAATTGTTCACCTTCCTGAAAAGGCCGAAGCTCCGCAATGTGCTTTCTTCGGTATTGTTTAAATTTGTTCATAGTGTCCAGATTAGTGTGAGCATGATTAAGATAAAGAGTGCAGTGGCTATCCCCTTGCCGATTTCAATGAGCAGGTCAATGATGTTTCCGATGTTCATCTTGTTTCATTTGATTTGATTTGCAGTCAGGACAGGATTCGAACCTGTTACGGCTTTGCCATAAAGAGTCAGCATCACCTGTTACTCAACCTTGGGGAGGTGCTTCCAACCAATGGACTCCTGACTGTTTTTTTAAAAGACTTCTCCGTCCCCTAAGTCATCGAATCCTTCTTCAACATCTTCAACCGCCGATGAAAGCAAATTTTTAGTAGCATCAGCTTCTTCGCCTGTTACTACATTAACTGCATCTTTTACAACCGCAACTGGAGTTAAAACTGTTTTAACTGTTGCGCTCAACATGTTTGATAAAAATCCCATATTTTTGATTTAGTTTAAAGTGTGTGTAAATATACTAATCTTTTCACAAAAACACCATTCTCCATCTTGCCGGCGCGATTTTTAATGACATTGTAGGCCGATTCCAAGCAGTCCTCCAAGTCCATGCCTTGCATTTTGCACTGGATAATTAGCGTTACCATAATGTCGCCGATGGCGTCCTTGATTTCCTCCCGGTTATCGTCCAGAATGGCATTGCATAGCTCATTGACCTCCTCTTGGGTCTTCATAGCCTGCTTGATAGTCGTGGCCTTGGAGAGAATGCCTTTCTCTTCGGCCCATTGTTCTACTAGTTGGATTGTTTGTTTCATGGTTTGGTTTGGGTTATAAGTTAACTGCCATCTCCGTCAATGACCTCCGGGTTTACCGGCCTTGGGCATTCGCACTGCCCAGTTGATTCACAAATCTTGCATTTCATCTTCTAAAGAGTTTGAAAGTTGTTTTAATTCTCTCGTAAGTTTTTTTATCACCTTTTTTGACTCCTCTTTATCTTCATCAATAAAGGCTTCATATAGCTCTGCTAGCAGCCCATGCAGGGAGTTCATTGTGTGATTTACATGAATAACCCTACTGGACTCCTTTTTCATGGATGTAATGGTATAATTTTTTTTCCAGGCTCAAGAAAACTCATAGCGGCTTTTTCGGATACATATATGCCCTTTGATTTTTGTCCATCAAATATAGTGTAACAAACAACCCATTCCTTATTAGACATTTCATTGAATGACATAATCTTAGCGGATATCCTTGACATTGCGGCTATAACCCTTTTGTCATACGTCATTATTGACTCAATGGCTCTAACCCCATATAGAACCGTGGTATGATCCGAAACAGGGAACACGCGAACTATTTCATGGTAGGTCATACTTGTGAACTTCCTTGCCATATACATAGCCACTTGCCTTCCCTCAACGTATTTCCTTTTGCTATACCCTTTTTGGGTTAGGGATTCAACTGGGATATCAAGTTCTTGAGCAACGGTGTCAAGAATCATCTCAATCATTTCGGTAGATTTCGGTTTTAATTCCATGTTCTTCGAGTTCTTTAATTCTATACTTTTGGATTTCTGATAGTCTGCCTTTTGGCGTTTTGATTTCACTAAATAGCACATTGGAGTCACGAGGTATGGCTATGAGATCAGGAATGCCATTCTTGTTGGTCTTCATCAACTTGATGACATAGTATCCCTCTGCCTCTAACTGCTTAATGCGTTTGGTCTGTATTTGTTGCTCCTTCATAAAAAATAATCACACTTAAAGTGATTCAATGTGTAGTCTTTTTTCTTTATAACCGATGAATATATTTTTGATTCTATACCCCCCTTAGAGAACACCCAATATACATCGTTTTTCAATCGGTCAACTGTAGTCATCCTATCCCTTGATTGCCAATAGGAAGTCGCACTAAAGTCAATGTTGTAGTATACTAAAGCATCAGCCTCACGCAAAGATATACCCTCCCTCCCGGAAACAATTTGAAGTGCTATAATTTTTTCGGGATATGAATTAAACTCCTCAATGCTGGATGTCAATGTGTGTCCGAACACACTTTCAAGTGCATCATATTCTGCCTTAAACTTATAGAATATGGCGATTTTTTTACCCTTGAAATAGTCACGGATGAATATGGCTTTCTCGTTGTTAAGAACGGTAGATTTTCCGTTCTCACAAATGACGGTTCCAGAGCATATTTGGTGAACCTTGCTCATATACTTTGATGCTGTATCGCAAAGAATTGTACCGGAAGCAACATTGGCAACCTTGTGTTTTTTAAGGATACTTAGCAATTGGTATGCCTCTTGAGGCATATCCGATACAAGGACATGCTCCGTGATTACCGAGTTAAAGCCGGCCTCTTCTTGGGTGTATGGTATAGTGTAGGGGGACATCATGTCTATAATAACACTTGATGCATCTGAATAGTCCTTGATGTTGTACCCATTTATTTTTTTCTCCGTTATTCTACAATAAGAATTAGCAAATGAATAAAAATTGCGGCACAACCTAAACGGATTTGACGGAATGAAATACACTTGATGATACATCTGCGAATAAGATTCCGGCGTTGGAGTTCCTGATAGTAAAATTACATATGATTTACACCGCTTAACAATAGCGGAAACATCCTTGGCTCTCTTGCTTGGCTTCGGGAATGCCCCCAGGCCGTGTGCTTCATCAAGGATGAGAACATCCCAACACTTTTTCCCACTCTTGTGCAGGGATTCATAGTTGAGAACATCAACACTAATGAGTAGCGAGCCAAAGTCGGCGATATCTTTCTCAATGCCGGTGATGGCTTTCTTCTTCGTTAGGAACAAAATATTGAGGGGGCGGTTGGATACCCCTTCTTGCAATGACAGTTTGTGACAGGTCGCTAACGCGGTCAATGTTTTACCGGTCCTCACCTGCATAGACAAATACAGAAATCCGTATTTACCAAGAATCTCAACGCCTCTACTAGAGATGTTTTCTTGATAGTTCCTTAAAGTAATCATGCGAATCCAAAATAATGAAATGCCTGAATGCCTTCAAAATAAGTGGAACTAACCTGCCAGTTCACCTTATTTAGTTCTATAGTGTAACCATAAGTGGTTACAATTCCATCTAATGGATCAATGGGTGTGTATTTAATTAAAATCATTGTCTATGAGTTTTACTCCGTACATAACTACAAAAACACTCGTTTCCAAGACCGCGTCAATGTATGAAAGATGTGCCTCCGACTGAAAGTGGTCTATGCAAAAATCCCTCCACTGATTAAATTGATCCGTATTCATCTGGTATTTCCTCTTCCAATCGGGGTCATCAAGTATGGCCTCGTGGGTTATGTTATATCCAGTTATACGAAACAACTCATCAATGCAATTAAGTTTTGCTTTGGCTATTTTTTCTTCTTTGTTGGACTCCATTTTACATTATCTACTTGTTTACCACAATAAGGGCAATACGCTCCCCCCTTTATATCAATCATTGATTGCTGGGCCTCGTGTTGGATAAGGCCGTGCGTTGTGCATTCTCCAATATACTTTCTCATTTCGTTAGTTCTTCAATGTAGCTAATTCTTTTTCCAATCCAATGCATCACATTTACAGCCATAGAATTCCCACAGGCTTTGTATCGTGGGCCATCAGGACATTGGTCAATTGGCTTATTACGGTAAGGAATTTTCGTCCAGTCATCCGGAAATCCCTGCAAGCGTTCGCATTCCTTGGGGGTCAGCCTTCGGATAGCCATTGAGTGCAACACCGCAGGGGTTTGACATCGTTGCAACTGCGTCTTTTCTTGCAGATTCATTCCTCTCATATCTCCACCTGATTGCCAATCAAAGGCCATCGGTTGGGCAACACCATGGACTCCCGTTGCATTCATCGTATACATAGGTCCATCCTCGGTAAATCCATCTCCATTGCCGCCATTCATAGGCTGTCTTCCTATAGTGTTTTCCGCTAGGGCTATCGGTTGGGCAACTGCGTGTGGCCCTCTTGCAACCAAGGATGACATCGTTTCACTAGCCTCAATCCTCGGCTCGTATTGTGCATTCGGTCCTTGGTTAAATGCGGCTCGATCAATGACGGTTGGGTTTGCCATAGCAATGCAAGGCCCACTCATCTTCGCGAGGTCAGTCTTGAGTGTTCCAGTCTTTTCAATATCCACTTGAGCGGTTCTCCAATCCACAGCAATGGGTTGAGCGATTGCAATACCCCCTTGGTTCTTGGATGGTTCGGGAACCGTTGTGTCAAGCGTCTTGCTTGTTTCAACCTCCCTGCATCCACTATGTGGGTTAGATGATTTCATTGAGTTGGAAGCAAGGGAATCAAATGAATAAGCAACAGGGTGAGGCACCAATGGCGTGTGACCCCCACCCATCCCCATTGCGGCCGGTAGTGTTGGGCATACATCAATGCTAACCCCCTTTTGTGGGTGTTCCCCCGCAAGTACTGGTATTGGATGCATAACCGCATGGCTATTGCCGGTATCAGCAACAAGGGTAGGAGCGTTCTCCTCCCTATACCCAATCGTTCTTGACTGTGCGCCCTTTGCCACACTAAATGCCGCCGCCTTTGGAACGATGACCGCACCAATATGCTCAGTGCTTGTGTTGGCCCGAATGGTCTGTGTTGTTTCGCGGTTTATCGTCTGGTTGTAGGTATCCAAAGCGATAGGTTGCATAATTTGTTGATCTTGACTTACGCCAATGGTAAATGCTTTCTCATCTTGCCCAAGATATCCCTTACCTGCCCTTTTTCCCGGAGTGCCTCCTTGTTCACCCGTTTCAACCTCCGAGCCACCACGAATCTTAAATGCGTGAACAACAACATCCGTACTACGGATATCTCCCTGATCAAAACAGTTAATTGTATTAACTTTCTCGTCCTCCTCCCAGGTTTCAAAGTCTTCGGAATCCTTTGCCCTCCTCACCTTACGGAAATGAGCAACATGAGGGGATTGATCATTATGCATCGCCTTAATCGTTCCCGAAATCTCTTCGCTAGGTTCGGGGCCAAATCCTCTCAAGTAATGAGATGGGGCAAACGATACCGCTGCTGGCTCTATAACAGCACCAAGGTTATTGGAGTCCGGCATCCTTTGTGCCCCATTTGCGTTGGAGCAAGTGAGTGTGGGTGCGGTTTGCTCACCATTCCACCAAGAGGGAATCAAGTGGCCATTGTTGACCGATTGATGGGTTAACTTTCCTCCTCCGCATTCGGTGTCAAGGCTTCCGATGACATTTGGGACGCTTGGTCCTCCAACGCCTTGCGTAGGACTTCCGGAAGCTTTTTTCCCCTTCTTTCGGCTCTGCTTAAAATCCCCCGACAAGCACGACTGCTCAAATAATACTGCCGCGGCAGCTCTCCAGTTTCCAAGACATCCGACAACAAACACTCGCCTTCTCCGTTGAGGCACTGCTCCTGGCCCTCCGACGTATTGAGCGTCAAGAACCCGGTAGGCGAACCCATACCCGAGCTCCCCCAACGCCCCAAGGAAGGTTCCAAAATCTTTTCCTCCGTTAGATGACAAGACGCCGGGGACATTTTCCCAGAGAATCCATTTGGGCTTCTTTGCATCAGCCAATGAGAGAAAGGTAAGCATGAGGTTTCCTCGTGGGTCAGCAAGTCCTTTGCGAAGTCCTGCGACACTGAATGACTGGCAGGGGGTTCCTCCGACCAGAAGGTTAATTGATTTGTCATTGAAAATAGGGTTTTGGGTTAATTGAGTCATATCGCCCAAATTGGGCACATTAGGAAAACGATACTTTAACACCTCGCTTGGGAAGTGGTCAATTTCGGAGTACCATTGGGCCTCCCATCCAAGGGAGTGCCACGCAACCGAAGCGGCCTCTATACCGCTACAAACAGAGCCATACTTTATCATAGTTTTAAATTAAAAGGGTGGGTTTTCATTTATGTCGGACACACTATTGTTGTTAGTGAACATTGGATTGGGTTTAAAAATAATATACCTTCCACCAAGATCTCTACCCTCTTCGGGTGATGTTCCATATTTATATACAGAATATGATGCAAGCCATCGGTAAAACCTTGTCCTGCTAATTGTAAGTTTTGCTTTCGGGCCAAAGTCCGGGTTGTCATTGATGAAATCATCATACAGCACCTGCTTGTATACCCTTTCCCTTGATGACAGTAATGGATTCTCCGTGTGTCCAGGCAGAACACCACACCACTCAATGAACTCATGGCATGTTTCAGCAGAAAACTGTCTTGTCTTTAGGTTGACGAACTCACTCTTGACTAGGCCGGTTTCAAGGTAGGACTTTAGACAACGAATCATATAGTTATCAAAGTTGTTCCATTCCGTTTCACCCCAATCACTAAACATTAACTTACCAAAGTCATCCAATGGAGTGAAATCCTTTCGGTAGTGCTGGAACAATTCAAGCTCCCACTTTCTTCTTGCGAATGAATTCCCTGCCCCCTTGATGGCGTAGTTCGTTGTAATTGCAATCTTTGGAGAACGAGAGAAAGGAATCTTGATGGCATCCTTGTTTTTCTTCTCAAGGGTCAAGCCTTCGGTGATTACCGAAAACAGCCTTTCAAATTCAAAACTTTTTCTCGTGTCATCAAAGCTTATGATTTGAGTGTCGGCACTAACTAATTGGTAGGCAAATGATTTTTCAAAATTGAATGCCTTACCGTCTATAGTAACTAGTTTCTTCAACTTGCCAACGCCGGTCATAAAGAGTCCCTTACCGGTCCCTCCCTCTGGGTTATCACTTATCTCTTCATCATTTAAGATAACAGCAGGACAGAACCCAAGGTTCTTGTAGCCGTGCAAGAGAAACCCAATGGTGGACTCCATTGACTTAACCCTTGACTCATCTTTTCTGCAAATATTTGTTATGAACTTTTGATAATCAGTCGGGACATCCCCATCCACAATGCTTATGTTTCTGTCAATAATATGGTCTTTCCAAACATATCCGCCAAGATCAAAATAGTCTATGCACTCAATTGATTCATTCGTCACACGGATGGCGCAATTCCTGTAGTATAGGTAAGCCTCGCCCTTGGTGTCCTCAACCAAACTTATGTTCACATTAGCCAAGAGCGAAAGGAAGTCCTCCTTGAAATACTTGGTGTTTTCGGCGAAGTAGTTATACACATCCATATCGCCTACCTCATAAAGGTAATCAAGCACAAAGTCTTTGATTTGCTTTTCTCCACTATGCTCAATCAAGTTGTATGTCACTCGCACAAACAGGTAGCTCGTGCTTCCCTCCGGTGAGTACTTGTAGAATCCGTTCTCTTCAAGAAATTTCTTGAATGCAATATGGACTATTTTGATTGAGCCATTCTTCGGTGATCTTTCCCAAAACTTAACTACATTTTGTGTCAATGTTTGAAGGACATTGTCAATCGTAGCGGAATCAATATTGTCCCCCTCTAATTGGTTCCGCAGTTCTTTTTTTGTGACACCTCTCCTATAGGATGCCCGCAGGTCATTCATCCGTTCATCATCCTCGTAATACTTGGTTCCAAAGTTTTGGCTATGGGAGTATGCACTGTCTACCGTTCTCTTGATTTCTGATTGCTTAAAATCATTTGACGAGTATTGATTTAAAATATGTAAGGCCAAACTTTTATTAACCCCGAAATCATTAAATGCAGATGCTAATACATAGGCATTGTGATTCCTCTGCCCCTCTGCCATCGGGTATTTCATTGTCCACCATTTGAGCAGAATGTCAACAATTTTGGACTCATCACGAATCGGTATGCTGCTTAAATTGAGTGAACCGGTATGTTGCTCTTTATCTCTGCGATCCATATTCTCCCAAAGCAATGACCCCTCATTGATGTAAATGCTTGGGTCATGGGACTCGTAGCAGACACGACTCAGGTTTGATGAGGTCTTATCAAAGTAGGGCGAACTAAAGTGGTTCTCAAGGCTATTAAAATAAGCCTTGTGGTCGTCTATGTCGGGAGGGATTCGCACCAACACCTTGAGCCCATCACCCGATGGGGATATAAATACCGCATAGACATACTCATCCTTGGCAAGAAAAGACTTGTAGGCAAGCATTGCCTTGTTTGTTTCAAATGCATCAAAGTCCAAGCAAATCAACCCGGAATGCTCTATGATTGCATTGTCTGCTCGCTTGGAGAAAGTCCCCGAAAAGCAGATGGCCGGCAATTGCTTCTTGAGTTCATTGCGGTCATTCTTTTTATCAACCGACCGAATCTTGCGGACGAGCTCTGCCGAAGACCCGATCTTAATTCGGTCAAGTATAAACGAGATATCCTTGTGATAGGGCGTATTCGTTTCGTGTATGTTTTTGAAGATTGTGACAGTATTTGCCATCTAATTCCTTTTTTTATTTATCCTTGTCATCTGATTATCAATACAATGTCAATTATGTCAATTTTTTCTCTATTATATATTGGGAAGAAAAATAAAAGTAATATATATATAAGAGAAAAACCAAGAAAAAATCCGCATTTCTGACATGGGGAAAAAAATGGGGAGGTGTGTCGGACACACCATCCCCATATTCACCATACCTACACCCTTCTAGTAGGGAGCATCATCCCCTTGAGGACTTTGCCCAGGCGAATCCTGTTGCTTATCTTGTGGAACATAGGTGTCCACCTGCATATAGGTTTTGCCTCCCTTTGACCGTTTGATGTCAAGTGTTAACCATCCATCCTTGGCCTGTTCATTAATGAATTCAATGGCTTCATCAACTTTGAATTTTACTTTGCCAATCACATAGGATGGCGCTCTGTCGGATGGGTCTTTGAAAAAGATCCCGCGTGAAAAAATTGTGTTGTCACTCATTTTGTTTTTTTTAGAGGGTTGAAAGAAAAGTTAATTGGGTGATGTCTTTTGTTGGCTCATGGCCATAGTATGTATCATAAAGCTCAATCGCTGACTGGACCTTGTTGGCCCCACGCTCCAAGAATTCCTCACTGCAATCATAGATTCCAATGAGCCCGGTTGGCTTATCAATGGCGATGAATTTAACCGGCCGGCCAAAGATGGTTGAGTAAATGTAGGCTTGGCTGTCATAGTGGTATTTCCGGGCAGAAAATCGGAAGTCATTGATTGACGATGTTGTCTTAATGTCATAAATGAAATCCGATGTGATTACATCCGCTCGCCCTTTGAATAGTTTACCACAAATTTCACCAATGCCAGGTTGCTCATAGGTGGCCCCATCATCATAGATCAAGTCATAGACTAAAAGGTTTCCTTTTAGGATTGTGGCAAGGTTGTGCATCTCTATAGCCTCTGATTTAAGCAGAAGGATTTCAGCGCCCTCACGGGCAACTGTTTCCTTATACTCTTTTGTGTTCCTCGTAGATGCATCCACGATTGTGTACTCGTGGGCTCTCTCCGGTTCAAGCATCAAGGTGTGAAGAAATGACCCTTCAATCATTGCTTTCGTCTTCTCCCTCGGATTCCCGAAATTCTTCGGGTCATCAAGCAGCATGCCGATGTCGGAGTTAGAAAAGAACTTTTGACCCATCTCGCCATAGTAGTTGGCCGGGTCCTTCAGGCCATTAAGAAAGCCTGGAATAGTGTTGCTGGAGTTTGTTGTGAGTTTCTTCATTGATTTTGTATTTACTTTTTAGGTTGTTAATGATTTTTTCAAATGGTAAGCTTTCCCTGACTGTATCAATGTAGGCCGTGACCTTGGCCCACACTTGCTTATTTGACTCCAATAGGTTAACCAACTCCTCTACCGGAGGGGCCGGCTGTCGTGATGGTGCTGCCGTTCTTGCATCGCCCTCTTCATCTTTGATCCATAATTGAATCCCGATACCGTGCATTGCAATGGCTTTGGCTGTGCTTCGTTGGATGGTCTTATTTACATCGTGGCTCGTAACTTTCTCCAATGGAATGGAGTTGTTGCGAAAGTCCATCACCGGAAGCATATCAATATGCTCAATGCCATTGACCAAGATACCCACCTTGACATAGGCTGTCTTGCCATCGGTGAAATAATTGAGGCCGGTGACTGGCGACTCATAGATGATTCGCTGTGCATCCGGGAACTCGCTCTTCAACAGGTCCCAGGCATTGGCCCAAGATAGATAACTAAGGTTTCCCTTCTTGTTAATCTTTGGGGCAATGTTGATGCTGTTTAGTTTGCGGTAGTAATTTGTTGGTGTGTCTAACACACTCAACTCTTCTGCATTTTGTTTACCTCGCATAGTTTTTCTTTAAGTTTTGTTATTAATTGATTATTCGGTTTTAAATACTTTTCGTAACGTAATAATTTTTTTGAGAGCAATTCACTAGCAACTTCAACGATTCCATCCTCATACCCAAGGCTATGGAGTAGATCGACCATTGGAATGGAAAGCCTGTCATAGTACTCACCACCGCTATGGCTGGTCTTGTACTCATAACCCAATCCGCTCTTAATGATGTAAACCCCATAGAACTCAACCGTTGTTTCTAAATCACCGCCACGGATGATTCTTGCTCTTGTACTTGATATGGCTTGTTGCCACAATTCATCTGGTGTGTAAGGCATTTCTTATAAATTCTATTTGTGAAATCTTCAATATGCTTCGCTCGTCGCATTTGCATAATCTTGTTGACACCGTGAATGATCGTTGAGTGCGGCGCACGATAATCATTGCGAAAAAAGAAGTCGCTAATTTTTGAATTCTTTACACCAAGTTGATACATCAACCAGAAAGAAAAGTGTCTTGCGGTCGCAAGTGGTTGATCTTTTCTTTTCGTGAAGAAATCTTTGCGAGTATAACCAAGCTCATCGCATACGATGTCAATGACTTGGAATAGGTTTTCATTAGAGATTAGCATAATAGTTTTTTGGCTTCCAAAACATGTGAGAGTAAAACATAATTGATTCTAAAAGCAGACTTGATGTCGCAAGGGCCGGGCAACTCGGCCTTAATCACTTGTTTGCGGATGTATAGTTGCCAAATCCTAAAATTCATACTGTTCATCTTTGAGATAATTTATCAAGACCCTTAACTAAATCAAGCAATGATTTCAATTGAGCGTTTGCGTCCTCTAATTTTTTCTTAAAGATTGTATCAGCAATAATGATGGCAACAATATAGCCGCTCATCATCATCTTGATATGCATCTGATCAATCTCAATTTCATCGGCCGGTGTGTGTGTTCGGTTGATCATGTGCATCAAGGCCTGCTCAAGCGACTCGCAATCATCCGATTTAAGGAAGCCCGTTGCCTCGTCAATCTCTTGCGTTAACCATCCATCCGGAAGGCCAAGTTTTTTTTCTAAATTTTGAATGTTTTCCATTTTGTTGAATTGTGGTTTAATAGTACAAATATAATTACTTTTTAAGCATTTTCCTCAATTGTTCTTTAATTTTTTTTGCAACAGGTCCACGCCATCTGTCTGCATTGACAAGGAATCTCGTAACAATATCCCGTGCGTCGTCCTCAAAATATTTGTCCTCAATTGTTTCAAGTTCTTTCATTGCCTGGATGTATGGTATTGCGCCGAAATACGGTTTCTTCCAGTCAGCCTCAATGATGTCTGCAATTTGGGACAAGGATGGCTCTTCGTTGTTTTTATTTATAGCCATCTCTTTGACCGCATTTTCCGAAACAAAGTGAAAGCCTTGAACCACATGGGGGGCCGGGTTGCCTTTGTTAGCATGACACTTTATTACGGTGTAGGCATCACCTTTAAAGTCAAGGGCAACATCAATTGGAACCGGCAGTATGTCAGACACACCGGATGCCTTGACCGCCTCTTCAGATGTTGCAAATACCCCGACCTCATGCATAATGACCGCATAGTCACCCACTTTGAATAGCCTGTAGTGGTATTCACTTGGGTCTTGGAACTCCACCTGTTCTCTCGTCCAAAAGTTGACATGGCTCTTCACGCGATCAACATCATAGGTCGTGTCCCGGCACTCACCGGTTGTCACATCAACACCAAGGATCAGAATCCGTCCGGCCAAGTAGGTGGGGATGTACCGGTGGCTGCAAAAACTTGGGACCCCTTTCATATGGGGTTGGAATAACCCCTCCTCGTCAATCCAGATGTCATTTTGTGTGTCAAGTGTTACCTTTTCAACTAATTTGCACTCCAAGTGCTGATACATTGATAAAAGTGTGGCCTTGGAATCAATTTCCACCTCAAACACCGTTTGAGTAAATGGACAAGCAATAATGCCTTTCATTAGAATCTACCTTTTAAATGATTGATAATATCATTTCGTTCCTCCTGAACCAAACTCACATCGTCACTGAGTTCTACCTGGATTTCCACCTCGCCGTCCCATTTGCGCCACCTCGTAATATAGCCCGTCACCTTTCGGTTGCGGTGGTACACCGTGAACTCATATGTACTAGTCGATTCCAAGAGATTGACCTTGCATTCCTTGATGCTTGGATTCAAAGTGTTGCAGATATACTTTGCAATGGATGGCGGGTAAACCTCCCAAATAGCATCCTCCAACTCAATGACTTGGTCAATCCCAAAGCCTGGGTTAGACTCCGCAAGAGTTCGGTCTAACGGAATTGATTTTCTATCAACAAACGCCCATTCAAAATTTGTTACAATATGGCGCTTAACGAAGTCCAAGGGTATTAGTGTAATCGTTTGATTTGTTTTTAAATAGTTTACACTTGCCTCCTCCTCGGTTAGTATACTCCGCGTTACCCTCCCATTGGGGGTGGTTTCCTCAAGCAAGTAACCCTTGCTAATGTTTTTGACAACCATTGCTGCCGCGATGGTGTGCCAGACATTGATCCAATCTTTTTTCATGGTTTTAAATTTAAGTTTAGGTTATGGGGTTGGGGGTTAGTTGATGAAAAGAAAAGGGGGGTGTTCGGACACCCCCCGTTGATTGAATTATTTCTTGGTTGGGGTTAGCACCATTGCGTTATCGTCCTGTACAAGTTTCCAATCATATTCGGTAGAAAGGTAGAACGAGCGTTTGTCTAGCTCCTGATTGTCTGAATTTCTGACTTGAATAAAGTCCTCCACAAGCCCCAAGGATTCACAAACATCGTTTGAAACAACTTTCCCGCCTCTTATAGCATGCCTAGAGAAATCAAAGCACTTGCTCTCCTTGGGGAAGCAGTCAGGGTGGTTCGCCTTGATCTTGGGTTTCCAAGTTGAACATGCTAATTCGTGCAGTCCACGGATGGCTTCGTCGGTAGTCCTCCCATCTAACTTGAAGTGTTCTGTAAGGTATTCCTTCTGTGGGGCAGTAGCTGCGTTGTAGTACTCATTGAGTAACTCACGGGAGATTTGAATTGATTTTGACATGGGTGTTTGGGTTTGGTTTGTGATTTCACGGAACTGTTCAAGGGTGATTTCTACAAATTGAGGATAACTATTAAGGCATTGTGCGATGAAACCACAATAGTACTTGCTTTCGTCAAGCGGATGGTCGGACATTAGGGTATAACCCACTCGAAAACGGGTGTAGCGTTCATCTGCATTGTTTCTCCACCAAGCGTAGAGTTCTTTAAAGTTTTCTTCCGTGGCTTCAATACACCAGTGTTCAGGATGTGGGTTGGTGATTTCACGGAATTGTTTGAGGGTGATTTTTTGGTAGGATTCATGCGTTGCGGCAAAGCCTTTCTCGGTGCCGGCCCAGTAATAACTTAAATCTGTTGGGTGCTCTGAAAGCAGGATGGCGTCTTCTTTTAGGCGGGCGTCTAGGTCACTTGTCCATCCGCTTTTTAAGGCTTGTTTTTGCCACCACGCTTGAAGTTCGTCGTGGTTCTCTTGGGTTGTGGGAATGTACCATTTTTCTGGATGTTTCATTTGATTTGGGTTTAGGGTTTAGGTTTTAGGATTTGGTTTACTTTTTCAATGATTAAATCGCCAATGTACTCTCGGCAGATGTCGGCGGTTTGCATTCTATTAGCATCGGCAGCGGCATCGGCAGCGTCAGCGGCATCGGTACCGTCAGCGGCATGGGCAGCGGCATCGGCAGCGGCACAGGCAGCGGCATAGGCAGAGGCAGAGGCAGCGTTAGCGGAAACGGCAGGGACGGCGGCAGCGTCTAACTCTTCACGAGTCGCTTTGCCTTCGCCAAAAGCAATTGCAACATCAACCGCCTTGATGGTACGCTCATCTATCAAGTGCCAAACCGTGCTAGCACAATGCCCCTTGGCAAGAGTCAGCGGTTGCAGTCCGATGTCGCACTTTCGGGCAAGCCACAGAAGCCAATCCCCTCGGTGGCAGGTTGCAACGACTTCTTCTATGGTCTTGTTTCCGGCCCACTCAACGGCAGGCTCGCAAGCCTCTACGGATTTTAAGTATTGATTTAAGGTCATGGTCTGTTGTATTTTAGTGTTTGTTGATTTTAATATTTTTGAGAGTCTTAACCCTCCGGCCAGAACACAGATTGCAGGATGCACAGGTTGCCTTGAACCCTGCCTCCTTGGATGCTGGGCATTGGACGGCATCTGACTCTTGGCCCTTGTCCACCGTAATGAAGGATCGCCATCCCATCGCCTTTGCCTCAAGCTCTTCACCTTGGTTGTGGACCGATGCCATAAAGAAGGGAGCATAGTCTTGAGCCCAGGTCTTATCCCATTGATGGGTGTAGCCCGTATGCGACCGGCTAACATCCACCATCGCTGATATGAGATCCACCGGCATTAGGCTTGGCTCGCCATAAGTGCCAAAGCGAACATACCGGCCTCGGCACATATCAATGATGGCCGACCTCTTGGCCTCGTCCAATTGTCCTATGTCGGACACACCGACAGAGCGGAGTTGTGATAAGAACCCGGAGAACTGCATATACTTGTGGGTGTAGCACTTGCCTGTGCCTGAATTACCGGAGAGAGGGCAGTCAAGACAGTTGGACTGATCTTGGGCGAAGAAGTCGCCTTGGCTAACCTTGTCTTTGGCCGCCTTGAGTTGGCCAAGGCTGTAGGTGTAGGTTTGGACGATGAGTTGCTTTGGATCAGCAATCTTCGCGTTGGTGGTTCGTCCCAGTGTGACAACGAAAAGGTTGTCGCCGGAAATGTAACTGACTCGTTTGCTCATGGTTTAAAGGTTTAGAGGAATGTTGGTAGTGAACAATTGTGGTTGAATGGTGTAAAGATAATAATGGTGTGGCTGTCACTCCAAAAAAAGTTATCCACATTTTAGAGGCCGGGGCGAAATCCGAATTCGCCTGCATTAACCAGGGGTCCCCACCCCCATGCACTGCCACAGCCGGCCTGTACGGTCAAAGGTCTACATCTTTGCCTTCTATTAGTTTCTTGACGACCGCCTTGATGGCCATACCCTTGAGCATGGCATCGTTGCGGACAGCCGCAAGCAGATACCCGGTCATCATGACCTTCTTCTCATACTCGCTGATCTCGCCAACCGTTTCTTCGCCAAAGCATTCCGCCTGCATTCTGCGGATACCGGCGAGGCCGGCCTCGTGGATGGTATCATTAGTTTGATATAGCTTTTCGATTCGTCCTCGTGTGACGGAGTTCCAATCTTCGCCCAATCCGAGGGCTTCGGCAACTGTTTGATCTTTGTCTTGCATGGTGTTTTGTGTTTAAAAGATGGGGTGTGCCGGACACACACCCCGAAATTACAATGCCCTATGGTGGGCTTGTCCGGAGTTGATGCACTGTTGGATCTTGGCGGCTTGGAGTTTCACCCAATCGGCGGTTTCATTGGTGTCCCCGAAGCAATCCATATCGGCGGCCGGTAGATCCACGACTAGGTCTTCGCCGCTGCCTCCAATCCAAGCGAAGAACTCTTCGTCAGGCAGCATGGTGTCCCGGTTCTGGGCAGACCCAATTGCGCTCATGTGCTGCTTGCCAAGGCTAGGGAACAGAGCCCCGTACCAAGTGAACGATACCCGACGGTGGAAGGATGGGTGGGTGGTCACACCTAGCCGGGGGATATCCAGGCTCTCGCTTGAGTCCTTGACCCGCACACACATAATCGCCCCGCCGTTGAACACACCGCTCGTCGTGTAGCTGGCTGTGATCTTGAGGTCCGCCGTCGCATCCAGTGCAGCCGCAAGGGCGGCGATGGCCCCGCCATGGTTGATGTATGCCTCGGACGATGTGCCGGCGTTGGTGTTGCCCCGGTAGATCAGGTGGACCAAGGGGCGGCGTGGTTCGCCCTCGTACCTGTAGAAGCACCGCTTGCTGCCTTGGATGTAGGCGACCGGACTGAACTCGTCACCCGTGTAGTGTAGCGAAGGCGACTCTTTGTCCTCTCGCATCGCATCGATGATCAGGTCACGAGCCCCGGCAATGGCCCTCGCGTTGTAGCCGTCGTATGCTCGCTTGACCATCGTCGGCCAGTCAGGGGCATCCCCGTAGAAGTCAGTGTCTGTGGACTCTATCTGCCCGTGGGTCGTGTGGGTCTTGGCTAGCTCTATGGCCTTCTGCACATACCCGTGGACGGTGGTGTCAACAAGAGTCAGGGTGTCAGTGTGGTGGATTCGGGGTGTCATATGGCTTAGGCGTTGAGGTTGATTCCATCAAGAAGGCGAAGGCGTTGGTCGTCGGACACCCGGTTGAGGATGGCAAAGTTCAGGGCCTCCTCCAAGGTGTAACCGGATCTCATCAGGGCGTTGGTGCTGATGGCCCGGCGTGGCGATATGATCAGGTCCATCGCAAGGTCGAATGCCCGGCGGCGTAGGGCTTGGACGGTGCGGGTGGCAGTGGTGTCCCCGGCAACAGCGAGCTCCATGGCCTCATCCACGTTCCACGTAAGGAACTCAAATCGGTCTGTGCTGCTCGCATCCAAGCGGGTGGCCGCCGTGTAGGTGCGATTGGTGCCGGTCCCGAAGGTGTTTTGGCAGGCAACCGCCCGGAAGTCGGCGTGTCTTTTGACCTTCTCGCCGTTCGGGAACAGATGCGAAGACCCGGCCAAGACAGTGTTCAGGGCGATGGTCACCTCGGTGTTGGTGCGATCAAACTCATCCAAGCAAAGGATGCCGCCGTGCTTGTAGGCTGTGTACACAGGGCTCGCGAAGTATTCGCTGCCGATGGTGTAGCCGCGGATATCAGCGGCATTCATCTTTTGGTGGCAGGCAACGAGTTGGAAGTCCACGCCTAGGGCGTTGGCGAGCTGCTCCGCCCCGTAGGATTTGCCCGAACCGGCCTCGCCTACGAGAGCGGTGTGGCAGTAGTACCCTGCACCGTCCCGGCTGGTCGCGATGCGGACCAGGTGCTGAAAGTTGCGGTGTGTCACTCCCACCGCCGTGTGTCCAACACACTGACCGGAGGAGTCGCGTTGGGCGACCGTCACGGTGATGGCTGCATCCGCCTGGGCCTGGGCATAGGCTTGCTGAAACACCCAATCCAGTTGGTGCTTGATCTCGGCCCGGGCATCGGCGGCCAAGGCATCTATCATCCCGTCCACGAGCGTGGTGGTGGTCCGGTGTGCCTCGTCGGTGGCGGTTCTTATGGCCTCGCCCTTGATGCGGTCAAGCAGGTCGTCGCTGACGGCGGCGAGGGCCTGGGCGGTCGCTTGGCCGATGATCGAGTTGGTGTCCACCGGAGCGGCGGGGGTGTAGGTGCGGCGGGAGGCGGCTTGGGCCGCGATATCCTGCCAATTGGTTTTGAGCATGGGGTTGGGGTTTTGGTTAAGACCCCCCGTGGGGGGTTTCGGCCATTCAGGCCTCGTCAGTTAACCTTCGATGGCGTTGTCCATCGCGGCCATCAGGATGGCGATGGCTGCCTCAAGCTCCTCGCGGGTGTTGTGGGTGTAGGCTTGACCGTTCGCATCCAACCGGACGGATACATTGGCGGCGTGGGGGTCACCCAAGATCAGGGGCATCTTGGCGGTAAAGGTGATGTAGGTGGGCACTTTGTCGGTGTCCTGATCGTCGGCGGCGGCGGGGGCATCTGGGCGCTCGTCAAATTTGCCTTTCAGGAAGTCGTCGTACTTGCGGACCGACCGGGCGATGCCCTCGGCCTCACAGAACTCGTTGAAGGCTTGCAGTTGGTCCAATGTACCCTTCGCAATCCGGGCGAGTTGGTAGTGCCACTTGGAGTTGATGTTGGCGGGGGTCATGCCCATCGCCATACATACACGGTCGAAGTTGAGCTCCTCGGTCTTGGCCTCGTCCGGGTTGGCCTTGAGCCACTCTTGGGCCTCGAGCAGGATGGCCCCAAGGTCTAAGCAGGCCTTGAATTTGTCCTCGGTGGTGCGGTTAACCTTGGCGACGAGCGTTTGGGCCTTGGAGAGTTGGAGTGCGGTGATGATGGTTTTTTTCATGGTTTGGGGGTTAGAATGTGGTTAGGTTGTGGTTGATGATGCAAAGATGCAGCGGCGGTGGGTGGTTGCAACCGCTCCAAGCAAAATGTGGATAACTTTTGCGGTGTTCGGTTTTGTGCACAGTGGCTTGGACGGTGTGAGAGCGGTGTGGATGTATTGGATCAGGTGGGGCGGGACGGGGGTTAAGCCTTCGCCCAGGCTGTGGGTGTTGGGTGAAACCATCCCCCTCCCGGTCGGTGGGTCGTTCAGGTTGGGGTGGATGTTCGGGGGGGCGGTCCGCCACCGGCCATCGGATCTTGGTCTTGGTCGGTTTTGGCGGAGTGTGCCGGACACACAGAGTCATGACGATTTTGGTTTGGGTCGTGGCAAAATCGGCAAAAATTCCGGGCATCGTTGCCGGATTTGGCCCCCCCCACGTGCGCACGGGGGCACGTTGCGCCTGGGCGGGCGCACGCACAACGCGGTATATAACCCGATTTCTACAAGTATCTCCCGATTTTTTTTCAGTTATGACACTTGCTTTCTCTTTTTGTCATCTGATTATCAGGCTCATGTCAATTATGACGATTTTTCTTTCTATTATAACGATTCTAAAGAAAGAAAGAATATATAGTATATATAGAGTAGAGAGGGGAAAAAATCCGCATTTCTGACATGTGCTATTTTTGTTCCTATGGACGTACCATTTTGGTATAGGAAAGAAGAGCCTGGTGTGACCATCCACATAGACACAGGTGATCAGCATATATTTTTGGCTTTGAACGAGGTTTGGGTTGATGATGATGTGGAGATTTTAAGTCCAAGACATCGTTGGCCGCTTATTTTTGAGAAAACTTGGGTAATTCCTATTAATTTTGACCCACTAAACGAATAAAATGCATAAAAAACTCACAATCGGTGAGGATGCCCGTGCGCAACTCACCAAAGGAATTCAGTTGATGGCCGAGGCCGTCAAGAGTACACTGGGGCCGTGCGGTAATACCGTCATTTTAGAGTCCCTTGAACACATTGGTGGGATGACCATCACAAAGGATGGGGTGACTGTGGCGAGATCCATCGCATTGGAGGACCCCGTGCAGAACTTGGCGGTTCGGATTATGCGTCAAGCATCGGAGCGGACGGCAGCAATGGCGGGTGATGGCACAACAACAGCCATCGTCATCGCTGAAGCGCTCATCCTAGCCGGTATGGAGGCGGGCCTGACACTAAGCCAAGCCAAAGACCTCACCATCCTGTGCGACAAGGCCGTCGGCATGCTCAAGAAGCAGTCTAAAAAGGTGCGCCTGTCGGACCTTGAGTCCATTGCGACCATAAGCGCGAACAATGACAAGGAGATTGGGGCGATTATCGCAAAGGCATACAAGGACGTGGGAACAGAGGGCATCGTGACGGTTCAAAAGGCGCAGGGGCAGACGAGCTATGTTGAAACAACAATGGGCATGCGCTTCAAGCGTGGGTACACAAACCGGATGTTCGTCAATGATCAGCGCAAGGACGAGTGTATTTTGGAGGACGCCTATGTCCTTGTGTCGGACACACCGATCAACAACGTCCTGAACATTGAGAATATCCTCAAACCCGTCATTAATGGAGGCAAACCGCTCGTCATTATTGCGGATTGTTCGGATGCGGTGCAGATGACACTGGCAGCCAACGTGGTCAAGAACGGCCTCAAGTTCTGCGTGGTCCAACCGCCATCGTTCGGATGGCGTCGACAGGAGCAGATGGGTGACTTGGCCTTTATGCTAGGTGGGAAGTACTTCAGTGAGCAGACAGGTGATGACTTGAGCATCGCAACAATCGGTGACCTTGGTGTTGCCCGGAGAATCGTGGTCGGTAGAGAAGAAACCATCATCGTTCGTCCCGACAGCGACAACGAGAGGTTCAAGACCCGTGTCACTGAATTGTGGGAGCAACACAAGAATACCGAGCGCAAAGACGAGCGCGAGTTTATACTTGAGCGCATCGCTTCGCTGAGTGGCGGCATGTCAGTCATCTATGTCGGGGCGAACACGGACGTGGAGCAGAAAGAGTTGTACGATCGGGTGGATGACGCGGTGTGTGCGGTGAGGAGCGCCTTGGAGGACGGGGTGCTGCCGGGTGGTGGTGTGGCTCTAAAGCACATCGCTGAAACGATGGAGTTGCCCGATGGCGTGCTGCAGGAGTCGTTGAATGTGTTCCGAAAAGCCATTATGGCCCCATTGCGACAAATTGTAGGCAATTCGGGGAGAGATACCGCCGAGATAGAACTCAATATTGAGAATTGTGGCCCCAACTTTGGGTTTGATGTCAAGAATGGGGAATACGGCAATATGATGACAATGGGCATCATTGACCCCGCCAAAGTGACGAAGAACGCCCTCGTCAGCGCGACGAGTGTAGCGGTTACCCTTTTAGGAACAAATGCAATTGTAACCAATGAGAGCAGTAAATAAGTTCATCGTAGCCGAAGAGGTTCATCGGGAGATCAAGACCGGTAGTGGTCTGTTGATGTCAAGTGGAGATGCTGATGACATTCGCTACCGCGAGTGCAAGGTGGTTAGCGTTGGCAACGAGGTGGTGGCTATTAAGGAGGGTGACAGCGTCCTCTATGACAAGAACGCCGGTTTCAAGTTGCTCATTGATGGTCGTCAATACTTGGTAATTCTAGAGCGCGACGTCGTTGTCGTTTTATAGACTCATTCAGCTCTTCGGCTGGTAGGCGCATGTTCCTTTGAGCGTAAGGGGCATCGCCTCGGTACATCGGGTTGGACCATCGTGTGTCCGGCACACCCTCCTCGCCGTTGAGTTTGCGGTAAACCCCGTTGATGATTCGGTTGGCGAGTGGGGTTAGGGAGTAAAGCTTGGATGGTTTCTCACGCACAACACCGATAAGACCGCGGTTAACGAGGGACTCAATACGCTTCTTGTCCCATTTCATCCCTATTTGTGCAAGTTTGAGCCGTCTTGCATTGAAGATTTTTTCGGGGTGCAGGAAAAGGAGTAGTTCAAGGTCCGCTATTTCTATCGCCCAACGGTACTTGACATAGAGGCGAACTAGTTTGAAGTATTTTAAGTAGTTTTTCATTTGGCGATAAAAATATGTATTTTTGGGCAAATGAAAGATGCTTGCTATCGGAAAGTAAAAGCGCAGTACGATGTATTCCCTTCGGCCAGAGCTAGCCAAGCTATCGCCAAGTGCCGCAAGGAGTCCGGAAGTGTGCGCAAAACCGAGAAAGGCGAAAGTTTAAAACGATGGGAGAAAGAGAAGTGGGTCGACCAAAAGACCGGCCGCGCCTGTGGAGCTGGTGGGAAGAACGAGTACTGCCGGCCGAGCAAAAGGGTGTCCGAGAAGACGCCCAAGACGAGCTCCGAGATAGGCCGCTCTACGCTCCGGAAAAAGATCCGGGAGAAGGAGCGCGTTGGAATGGGTAAACGTGTAAAGCCGGTATGAAAAAGTTTCCATATAAGCCACCTCAAAAACCAGCTAGCGGTAAGGTTGAGTATGTGCCGTTAGTTGAAGTTTTGGTTGGGGGTTCTGCTCAAGTCGCAAAACTCGGCGTTAAAGCTGCTAAAACTCAATTAGAAAGCCTTGCCACTACGTCTGCTGCTGAAACATTAAAAAAGGCGCATGAGAATAAAGGGAAAGGAGCAGAGGGTTTGAAAAACATTTTTTTTAAAAAAGGAGGAAAAATGCCATTAAAGAAAGCAAAGGGGAAGGCCGACATGCAGAAAGCGGTATCGGCAAACATTCAAGAGTTGACCCGTGCAAATCGGGAGAAACCAGCCGGCAAGAAGCGTAGCAAGGAACAGATTGCCGCAATCGCTTATTCAGCAGCTCGGAAAAAATAATGCTACCTTTGTTGCCAATAAACCCGGGACTACCCTATGAAGAAAGAGTCAATGCCATGCAACAAGCCGAGGCCATCAACGAGTCCCGGAAAAAAGCGGATGGTAAAAGCTTGCGAAGGCGGCCAAGAGAAAATCGTTCATTATGGAGCGGAAGGCTATGGCCACAATTACAGCGCGGCTGCTCGAAAGTCTTTCAAGGCGCGTCACAAGTGCGACACGGCCACAAGCAAGCTTACGGCTCGCTATTGGGCATGCAAGGACTTATGGGCTGGCAAGGGCGGCAGCACAAAGTCAAGCCCCAAGGGCAGAAAGGGTAAGTACTAATGGGGACCTGTTCAAAAGGCTGTAAGTGCCGATCATGCAGCGGAGGCAAATCACGCACCGCAAAGTATTATGCAGCCAACCCAGAGGCTCGCAAGAAAAAAGCCGAGTACGATACCAAGTATCACTCCACCCCAGAACGACGTAAGTATCGTGCGGAGTTGGTTCAAAAAAACCGCGAGATGGGTAAGAAGGGTGACGGGCTTGATGTATCTCATCAGAAAGGCGGAAAGTTTATCTTAGAAAAAGCATCCAAAAATAGAGCAAGAAAATGAAAGAGTTTTTAATGGACCTAGGGTTCAACATTGGTTTAGCCCTGTCGGGTTTGTTGGGTAGCCTCGTAACGATCTGGCGCTCCAAGAAAAAGATGAATGTCAAGGAGCAAGCCTTGTCGCTTATTGCCGGTACATTGTCGGCAAACTACCTGACCCCATTGGTTATAAGCTTTATGGATCTAAAGGACAACACCCAGTTTGGTGTTGCTTTTGTAGTTGGATTTGGAGGACTTAAAGCAGTTGAGTATGTCTACGAAAAATACTTCACAAAGCAAGGATAGAGGATTCGGCGACACCTTGGCTCGTATCTTTACAACCACGGGCGTCAAGGCGGTCGTTGATAAGATATCAGAGGTCACAGGCAAAGACTGTGGCTGTAGCGAAAGACAAGAAGCGTTAAACGAGTTATTACCATATAAAACCCAGTAAAAATGGCATTAGAGCAAATTTCAAGTTATGCATTCTTCCCAGCGATAAATGCTGGGGGCCAGCAGTATTCTGCGCAGTTGACAATTCCCGGACGATGGAACATTGGTCAAATTCGTAGGATTGTCAACTCTACTCGAAACAAGTTGATGTACAGCGATGAGCATGAGAAGCTTATCGGCACGATTTCATTTAGCGGGTATAGCGCAACGATCCCCGCTGGTTTACCGACGACATTAATACAAAAGGCCGGTGGTGTGACGACGTTTAACCTGTTGATGGATACGACCTATATGGGGGCAAACGATACGCTTGAAATATTGGTCGAGAAGAAGGAGCAGATTGTTCGCCCATTTGACTTTGGAACGGATGCGATTGAGCGTATCAGGGTGTCCGACCCCAAGTCAATGATTGACGCTGACTTTGAGTACGGCTTGCAGCCTACCAAATGGGCTTCCTATGGATTGAACCGGTACTTCCCGTCGATTCTTGAACTTCAAAGTAATGACCTTATTGTATCTACCATTACTTCCGATGGGACAACTACATCAAGTACGAACTCATTAATTACGGTTACTACATTAGGGCCGCATGGAATTGCAGCTGTCAGAACCCCTATTCATGTTGCTGGAACAAGTCAAGCGATTGCCCTTGGTGTAGGCGGAGCAGACGGCGGGTTTTTAGTTGAAACGGTTTCTAGTACAACTCAGTTTACTTATAGGGCTAAAACGACCATAACTTCTGGGTCAATTTTTGCCGACAATATTGTACTTCGTCGTTGTATTTTTTCATCAAATTCGGAAATTCCAATTCAGCAGATTACGACCGCAAGTCATCTTGGTGGTGATCCATTAACGGTTTCATCTGCCATTGCAGCAACACTTACCAATAGCACTTCATCTGGAACGACTATAACGGTTACTAGTACAGCAAATCTTGCGGCTGGTATGCAAATTTTAGTAACAGTCGGTACTGGAACCCTTGCACCGGGAGGTGGTGTCATAACGGCAATTTTAACTGCAACAACCTTTTCTGTTGCTATTGCTCCTTCTACCGCTTTATCGGCCGCTACGGTGGTGGCTCTAATACCGCACAATCTTGTTCCAGGCACACCTTTGCTTGTTCGCGTATTGAACGGAACTAATACGGGTTTGGCCAATGGGTCTTTCTTTGTCAACAGTGTTCCTGGGCCTGGTCAGTTTACATTTAGACCACGCCAAGACCAAACAACCAACACCATAAACTTTACTGGCTCCACAACAACTATTACGGCCAACTCAGACGGATTAGCCGCTCCAAGACCATGGGATGGTGGCGTTCAGATTTATACAGCGAGTGCTTCTCATGGAGCGTCTATTGTTCGTGCTACAAAAAAGTACAACCGATATCAGTCTGGTAAAGGATACCTATGGTCATCCGGTGTGTTATTCCGCCCGAACTATGACATTCGTAGCATCACATCTACTGGAAACAGTCCCGGCTCAACCGTTACCGTTACTACCGACGGGGTTCCGCACGGACTGCAAACCGGCGCAACTGTTACTATTGCCGGGGTAAGCACGGCGGGATACAATGGTTCTTTTGTCGTAAATGGCATCACAAGTGCTTATGCGTTTACATACTCAAACCTTGTAGCGCTTGGAGGGTCCCCCGGCGTAACCGTTCCGGGCATAGACGCTAAAGCCATTGTCACGGCATGGTCCGGGGCCGTTGTGAGGGCTGGTCCTTTTGATGACCAAAACGGGATGTTCTTTGAATACGATGGAGCAACATTCTGGGCGGTTCGGCGAAGTGCGGTTTTTCAGCTTGCCGGAACTTTAGCTATTAACACTGGAAGGACAACAGTTACTGGAACGGATACTAGGTTTCTCCAACAGGTAAGGGTTGGTGATAAAATCGCGCTTAAAGGCATGACCTATTTGGTGGCATCAATCGGAAGTGACACTAGCATGACCATTTCTCCAGACTGGAGGCCAACGGCAAATGCGAGCGGAATTAAGGGAAGTATTATCCGTGAAACCCGAATCGCTCAGTCAAACTGGAACATAGATACTTGTGATGGTAGCGGCGGGGTAAATAACCCAAGCGGATTTTTGCTTGACTTGAACACCATGCAAATGGTCGGTATTCAGTACACATGGTATGGAGCCGGATTTATTGACTGGATGATTCGCGGCGCTGACGGAAACTGGATAATGGTTCATCGACTCAAGAACAACAACGTGAACTACGAGGCCCACATGAGGACTGGTAACTTGCCCGTTCGCTACTCAGTGGAAAACGAAGGGGCTTATACTTTCTTGACCGCATCGCTTGCGGCTGGCACCACTACCTCAATGAGCGTTGCAAGCACGGCGGATTTCCCAAACGCCGGAACTCTTTTGATTGACCAAGAAATCATTAGCTATAGTGGAAAAACAGCAACGACTTTTACTACGCTGTCTAGAGCGGCAAACTTGGTTAAGTTTCAAGGAGGGGTTTCAAGGACGTTTACTGGCTCAGTTGATAGCATCCACAACACGCCAACCGCATCTGCGACAAATGGACCGGGCGTTGTGCTTATTCGCAACACTTGTAGCCCATCGCTCGTTCACTGGGGTTCGGCTTTGGTTATGGACGGAGGGTTTGACTCTGACCGTGGCTATATTTTTAATACTCAAAGAACCATTGATATACTAGGCGCTGCAACATCAACAAACAAAAAGCAGGCTTTTGCCTTGAGGTTAGCCCCATCCGTTTCTGCGGGTATTTTGGGGGTTTTAGGCTCTAGGGACCTTATCAATAGGGCTCAATTCCTTCTTGACACCATTGGAGTAGATATTGATAATGCCTCGAACGCAAGGGCCATTGTCGTTGAGGGCATTGTGAACCCAACAAATTTATCATTTTTACCAGTCACTCTAACAGGGGGTAGTTCTTCTGGAACAACCATAACGGTTGCATCAACCGCATCCCTTTCCGTAGGTATGACAGTTGTAGTGACGACTGGGACTGGGTTGTTTGCCCCTAGTGGAAGCGTCGTTCTTACCATTCCAAGTGCAACGACTTTCACTGTTGGTGCTGCTCCTTCTACCGCTTTATCTGGGGCTACAATAACTGCAACGGGAGGGTGGATTGATGTAAACTCTGTTTCCCAAGGGTCGCAGCCATCGTTTACGCAAGTATCAACAGCATTTGTTGTTGGAAGCACGGGTAACTCTCAAAATAATAGTGGATGTACCGGTGGAGAAACAATCTTTTCCTTTGCGCTTCCCGTACCTGCTGGAGCCACAGCAGCGTCTAGTGGAGCCGTTAATGATAGACTTGGTCTAACTACCTTGAAAGAATTAACGAATGCCCCAATCGGGGGGGATGGCGTTTATCCGGACGGCCCAGAGGTACTAGTCATTCAACTTTCTATGGTAGGGACTGCTACAGGAACAGCTAGTGCCACAGTTCTTTGCCGCTGGTCTGAGGCTCAAGCGTAATGCGAGAGATTAAGAACCTCGTCTGCCATTGCACGGCTACCGCTAAGAATACTCCCGTCGATGCTATAAAAAAGTATTGGCGGGAGAATCTTGGCTGGAAGGCAGTTGGCTATCACCGAATAATCAAATCAAATGGAGAAATTATTCAACTCGCTTCGGACGAAGCTATCACAAATGGCGTGGCAGGTCACAATAGAAATAGCCTGCACGTTTGTTATATTGGAGGAAAGACTGCTGACGATAGAACGCCGGCTCAGAAAACGGCTATGGAGAAAGTCCTAAGGGAATGGCTATCCAAGTACCCGAAGGCCAGAATCATTGGGCATCGCGATTTCCCCGGCGTCAAGAAAGCCTGTCCTCAATTTAGTGCAGAAAAAGAATATGGCTACCTCTATACATCTTAAACTCCTCACGGTCCTGTTCTTGTTTGTGGGTTGCAGCAAGAAAACCGTCACTCAGATTGAGTATCGGACAAGGGTTGACATTCAGCGCGACACCGTGCAGATGCCGGTCATTGTGGAAACAGCCATCCCATCGCCATGCGATACCAACGGGATACTCAAGGACTTTAAGTTTGAAACCCAAGCCGGCCCAACAAAGGTTAAGTTGGCGGTTGAAAAGAATCGCATAATCGTCAAACTAAAAACGGACACGATAAGGATTGGCTATAGGAGTGTGTCCGACACACTGTTTGTTTATAAGGACAAGATCACAACCAAAAAGGTCACGCCAAGGTGGGCATGGCAGCTGCTGATTGCCAATATCGTTGTAGCCATCGGGATTTTACTATATTTGCGTTTGAAATGAAAAAGTCAAGGGTATACTTGAAGGAAATGCTTTCGGCTCCAGTGGTCACTCCGGGCCGGTTCTCCCATAAGTACAACCCCATCGATATTATGGCCAACGGGCGCAAGATTGCAGAGGCGACCGGTGGCGAGTATATCTTTAACCCAAAGCAAGTATCAACCATGAAGCGTTTGGTCAAAAAAAATGATAAGGCCGGCCTTCATTCTTATGTTCGTTCACTCATCCAAAAATTTGAAAAACCATGAAAAACAAGCCAGCACCCAAAAAGAAGATGTCCGCCAAAGAAATGGAGGCCATGAAAAAATCCAAAATGTCCACCATGAAGTATGGCGGCAAAATGAAAAAGCCATGCTAAATAAGAAGAACCCATTAGCAAAATGCTATCAAGATGGGGGAAAATTAAAAGGCAAGTCAAAGACCGCTTGGTCTGACGACATTCGCAATCCGGAAAACGCGGAATACGTTTCTGAGGTAGCGTTCAATAAAGGGGTAAATGAAAAGCGAGTTACCCAAAAGCAATTCAACAAACGATACAAGGACACACTGAGCGATTCTACCCTGAGTTCAAAAAAGAAACGATAAATGCCCAAGATAAGCACATACTCAACCGTAACTCCGGCAGACGCAGACCTTATACTTATTAGTGATGCTAACGATAGCAACAACACTAAGAATGTCCCGCTTGCATCTTTAAAGGGGGCGTTGTTTGCTTATACTGAAATTTATGATTCAACGCCGGGGGAGGACACGATTGCGGGCGCTACTCCTACCAAGTTGATTGTAACAACTACGCAGGGGGAAATAAGCGCTAATTCGGGGTTACAGCAAAATGGCCTTGGGAGGATTACAAATGGGGGGGCGTCAAGAGTATTTGCGATAACCTATTCTGTATCCATAGCGGCGCAAAACAACCGTGATGTTGAGTTTAGTCTTGGAAAAAGTGGAACGGTTATACCGCATTCTCAAACAGATAGTATAACCGGCCAGGGAGATAAAGGCGTTAGCGTTTCAAACACAATAATCACAACCCTAAATACGGGTCAGTATGTTGAGGTTTATATCGCTCATGTTGGCGGAGGCACTCTTTCGTGTGAATTGCGACATTTAAATTTAGTTTTAAGACAAGTATAATGGACATTCGTAAAATTTCAATCGGGCAGGACTACAAGACTGCTATGCACTATATTGTCAATCAGCCGGTACTTAATGGGGAGTATACCGTGCATCTAATTAAGGTGTCAGACGGGGGTGGAGCAAAAGTGTATATCGTATCAAAATATAACGAAATCTTGCTTTGGAAGGAGTTCTCTGCTTCCATGCCTATTTCATTTGAGTACAACATCTCTTTCTAATGCGTTCCCCGTTTCAGTTCATCGTGCGTCCGCGCGATGCGAAACGATACGATAATACACGAAAGTATGGAGATGTTGACTTTATCGTAAGTGTTTCGCAGGAGGACCACAAGTTTTCCAACCGGTATGCGGAAGTGGTTAGCACACCTATCCACTACAATGGCTCAATAAGGCCTGGGGATACACTTATTGTTCATCACAATGTCTTCAAGTTTTATTATGACATGCATGGCCGTCAAAAAAGCGGTCGTTCATTTTTGCACGATGACCTGTTTCTTTTAGATGAAGACCAGTTCTTTTTGTACAAATCTCCCGGCAAGGAATGGAAAGCTCATTCAAAGTATTGCTTTGTAAAGCCTAGTCCTACCAAAAACAACTATCTTGATGTTAATCACAAAGAAGAACCACTATACGGAACCATAAGATACATCAATGATGAACTCAAGGCTTTTGGGTTAAAAGAGGGAGATGAGGTTATTTATGAGCCGGAAAGTGAATATGAGTTCAATGTAGATGGGGAAAAATTATACCGTATGTTTACAAACAATATAGCGGTTCAAGTATGAGTAAATCAAATGAAGAAATAAAGAAAGAGATAATCTCTGCTGGATACAAGGCGGTCAAGCACCTCATCAAGGTAGCCGAAGAGGACATCATCACGGGAGGAGAAGGCGATATAAGCGCCGACCGTCTAAAAAATGCCGCAGCAACTAAAAAGCTGGCCATTAATGATGCATTTGAAATCTTGGCTAGAATACAATCCGAGCAAGAGCTTTTAGACTCGCCAAATCAAAATAACTCCACTCAAAAACAAGGGTTTGCAGAAGGAAGGGCGAGATAAAGAGCTTTGTCGTGTCTTGAACCCTATCCCCATTAAAGGTAAAAAAAGATGGGAATATGGGTACAACAAGGAGTACGACATGGTCGTCATCTCAAAAGATGGGACTATTGGGGATGTCTATGAGATAAGTGGCTTGAGGATAGCCATTCCTGCATCGCCCGAAAAGTGCTACCGTAGATCAGAAAAGCAGCAAGAACAATACTGGGAAAGTTTTGAGTACCCATCTCAACTATCCAAGATAAAGACAATATTCCAATGGCACACAATGCCCAAGGAGTTTAAGGCTTTATGGGTGGACTATATAGAGGAGGAGTTCAATAGGAGAGAGAACGGATTTTGGTTTATGAACAATGGCGTCAAGACCTACATTCCGGGAAGCTTTTATATGTACTTGCAGTGGACGAAGATTGACATTGGGCAACCCGAATACAGAGAGGCCAATAGGCTATTCTTTATATTTTTTGAGGCGTGTATTGCTGACTCAAGGTGTTTTGGCATGTGCTACTTAAAGATTCGCCGATCAGGCTTTTCTTTTATGAGTTCATCTATGATTGTTAACATCGCTACCCTTTCAAGGGATTCTCGCTTGGGGATTCTATCCAAGACTGGTGTGGATGCAAAAAAGATGTTTACCGATAAGGTAGTACCCATTTTAAGTAACTACCCATTCTTTTTTAAGCCAATTCAAGACGGCATGGATAAACCCAAAACCGAACTTGCGTTTAGGGTTCCTGCCTCAAAAATCACAAAAAAGAATATGCACGATGTCTTTTCGGCAGATGAACCCGATGGATTGAACACAACGATTGACTGGCGCAATACGGCTGATAATAGTTATGATGGTGAAAAGCTACTGCTTTTAGTCCATGACGAATCAGGTAAATGGGAAAAGCCTGAAAATATCCTAAACAACTGGCGCGTGACCAAAACCACTCTTCGGGTGGGTGGTCGCATTGTTGGTAAGTGCTTGATGGGATCTACGGTGAATGCTTTATCAAAAGGAGGGGGAAACTTTAAGAGTTTGTACGATGACTCTGATGCCTCTAAAAGAAACGCAAATGGCCAAACCAAGAGTGGTCTATACAAGTTCTTTGTTCCTATGGAATGGAACTTTGAGGGGTACATTGACCGATATGGGTTTCCGGTTATGGAAACTCCCAAGAAAAAAACATTCTCTCAAGATGGATCTCCTATAACCATTGGAGCAATTCCTTATTGGGAGAATGAGGTGAGTTCATTAAAGCATGACCAAGATGCTCTTAATGAGTTTTATCGTCAATTTCCAAGAACGGAAGCCCACGCCTTTAGGGATGAGAGTAAACAATCGCTCTTCAATTTAGCAAAGATTTATCAGCAGATTGATTACAATGATGGGATGATAAAGGGTCAACAATTGACGAGGGGTAATTTTCATTGGATGAATGGGGTAAAAGACACAAAGGTCATTTGGACTCCAAGCAATAACGGGAGGTTTTTGGTTAGTTGGATACCCCCATTAAATATGCAAAATAGGGTCATTGAGAGGAATGGGCGAAAAATGCCGGGCAATGAACACATGGGGGCATTCGGGTGTGACTCTTATGATATTTCGGGGGTTGTAGGAGGGGGTGGCTCTAATGGGGCATTGCATGGCTTGACAAAGTTCCACATGGAACAAGACGCTCCGGTCAACACCTTTTTTTTAGAATACATCGCCCGCCCTCAAACGGCTGAGATATTCTTTGAGGAGGTATTAATGGCCCTCGTGTTTTATGGGATGCCAATGCTAGCGGAAAACAACAAGGCTAGGCTATTGTATCACTTGAAAAACAGGGGGTATAGGGGATACTCACTAAATCGCCCTGATCGCCCAATGGCGAAGTTGTCAAAAACAGAGCTTGAAATCGGAGGAATCCCGAATAGCAGTGAGGAAGTACGACAAGCGCACGCTTCGGCTATTGAGTCTTACATAGAAAAATATGTGGGTTATGATATGGAGGGGATATTTCGGGGTAGCGAGGATTGTGGAGATATGCCTTTTAATAGAACCCTTTATGATTGGGCGCTTTTTGATATCAATAACCGAACCAAACATGATGCCTCAATTAGTTCGGGATTAGCTATTATGGCAACCCAAAAACACCTTTATGTACCCGAAACAAAGACCAGCAAAATAAGTATTAACTTTGCTCGCTATAATAACAGGGGAATGGTAAGCAGTTTGATGAACAATGAGTAAAGTTGAGCCTATAATCAATGCACAGTATTTCCCGGATCAGTTTGCACCTGACTCCGAAAAGAAAACCGAACTATTCGGTTTAAGAATAGGTCAGGCTATTCAGTACGAGTGGTTTAGGAAAGACTCTAGGTCTGGGAGGTTCTATTCCCAGTGGAGGGATTTCCATAGACTGCGTCTTTATGCTAGAGGAGAGCAATCGGTTGAAAAGTATAAGAACGAGATGGCCGTAAATGGCGACTTGTCTTACCTAAACCTTGATTGGACACCTATTCCTATTCTGCCTAAATTCGTTGATATCGTGGTGAATGGGATGTCTGATCGCTTCTTTAAGGTTAAGGCATATGCCCAAGACGCAATGTCTTTGTCCAAAAGGAATCAATTCCAGCAACAAGTGGAAACACAAATGGCTGGGAAAGACTTGTACATAAGCCTTGAGAAAAACATGGGGGTCAATGGGTTCACAATGAATCCAAATGACTTACCCGAAAACGACGAGGAGTTGCAGCTCTATATGCAGATGAGCTATAAGCCAGCAATAGAGATAGCCCAAGAAGAGGCCATAAATACCATTTTGGATGATAATAAGTATGAAGATCTTCGCAAGAGGGTTGATTATGACATTACAACCATTGGCCTAGGTATAGTTAAGCACGAGTTTTATCCCGGTGATGGAGTTCGTGTTCAGTATGTAGACCCAGCCAATGTGGTCTATAGTTATACCGAAGACCCCTATTTCAAAGACTGTTTTTACTGGGGAGAAATCAAGACGGTCCCATTGACCGAAATAAGAAAGATTCGGCCGGACATCAGAAATGATGAATTAGAAGAGATATCCAAGTACAGCCAAGCCTGGTACGATTACTATAATGTTTCTCAATTTTATGACAATAGCCTTTTTAACCGAGATACCGCTACACTTTTATTCTTTAATTACAAAACGACTCAAACGTTTGTTTACAAAAAGAAAAGGCTAGACTCTGGGGGGGAAAGAATCATTGAGAAAGATGAGAATTTCAATCCCCCGGCCGAAATGATGGAGGAGCAGGGGTTTGAGCGCATAACCAAGACAATTGATGTTTGGTATGAGGGGGTTATGGTTATGGGCACAAATTATATGCTCAAGTGGCAAATGATGGAGAATATGGTTCGTCCTAAGTCTGCATCTCAAAATGCCATCCCTAATTATGTGGCTTGTGCGCCTAGGATGTACAAAGGGAACATTGAGTCTTTGGTACGCCGAATGATTCCATTTGCTGATCTAATTCAACTTACCCACCTCAAACTCCAGCAAGTTGTTGCAAGGGTCGTTCCTGATGGTGTGTTCTTGGATGCTGATGGTATTAATGAGGTTGATCTTGGAACGGGGCAGGCATACAGTCCGGAAGACGCCTTGAGGCTGTACTTCCAGACCGGTAGCGTCATTGGTCGTAGTTTCACGGGGGATGGGGAGTTTAATAATGCTAGAGTCCCAATCCAAGAGTTAAACTCAAGTTCCGGTCAGCAAAAAATGGCTGCCTTGATTGGCAATTACAACCACTATCTCAACATGATTAGGGCCGTGACCGGTCTAAATGAGGCACGCGATGGCACAGTTCCTGATTCAAGGTCATTGGTGGGTGTGCAGAAATTAGCCGCTATGAATTCAAATACAGCGACTAGGCACATCCTTGATGCGTCTGTGTACATAACCAAAAGCCTTTCGGAGGCTTTAACATACAGGGTTTCCGATATTTTACAATATGCTTCTTTCAAGGAAGAGTTTGCTACACAAATAGGAAGGCACAATGTTTCGTTGCTAGAGGAAATGAAAGACCTCTATATCTATGATTTTGGTATTTTCATTGAGGTTTCTCCAGATGAAGAGCAGAAAAATCAATTAGAGCAAAACATACAATCGGCTCTGCAGAAAGGCGATATTAATCTTGAGGATGCTATTGATATCCGTGAGATTAAGAACATCAAGATGGCCAATCAACTTTTGAAGTTGAAGCGCAAAAAGAACATTGAGAACGTGCAGGCCAATGAGATGCAGAAGCAGCAAATGCAAGCGCAGGCTCAACTTGAAAGTCAAAAGATGGCGGCAGAAGCGGCAATGATGAAAGTCAATGCTCAAGCTCAAGCGGATATGCAGGTCAAGAGGGCTGAAATAGCTTTTGAGATTGAAAAGCTAAAAGCAGAGGCCGAATTGAAGACCGTTCTTATGGAGCGTGAGTTCAATTTCAACATGGAATTGGCCAAGGTTCAAGGTCAAACCCTTTCTAGCCGAGAGCAATTGAAAGAGGAAGAAAAGGCTAGGCGTATTAGTATGCAAAACACACAACAGTCTAAGCTTGTTGACCAAAGGAAAAACAACTTACCTCCCATCAATTTTGAGTCCAATGAGGACAGCCTGGATGGGTTTGATATGGGCGAATTTGAGCCTCGTTAAATTTTTATATATTTGTCCCTAAATTCAATCTAATGGAAAACATTACAGTCAGAGTCCTTGACGCGGATGGGCAACCGTCTGTTCAAGAAAAAGAGCGGCAGAATCAAGCTTTGCTTGAGGAGCAGCAACGGCAACAACAACAGGACCCGCCCGCCCCGGATCCTGCGCCGAAACCAGTTATTGAAGAGGGCGACGTTCTTTCATTTATTAAGGATAGGTACAATAAAGAGGTTAACTCCATCAATGACCTACTAGTTGAGCCACAACAACAACAAGAACCCCTCCCAGAGGATGTTTCTGCTTTCTATAAGTATAAAAAGGAAACAGGGAGAGGGCTTGATGATTTTGTAAAACTCAATCAAGACATTGATGCTATTGACCCGGATAAGTTGCTTTTGGACTACACGTTAGCCCAAGAGGAAGCTTTAGATCGGGAAGATGTTGTTGAATTGCTTGCTGAAAAGTTCGGATATGATGAGGATCTTGACCAAGATTCTGATATCAAGAAGAAAAAAGCGGCAAAGAAACGAGAGTTAGCCAAAGCCAAGAAATACTTTAACGAACAAAAAGAAAAGTACAAAGTCCCACTTGAGTCAAGAGGGGATTCTTTTCAGGGTTCAGATGAGTACAAACAATACAAAGATTACCTTGACAAGGCCAATAGCGATCAGCAAGAGGTCAAAAGGAAAGGAGAGTGGTTCCAAAAGAAAACGGAAGAACTTTTCTCTAACGAATTCAAAGGTTTTGAATTCAATGTTGGTGAGAAAAAAATCACTTTCCTACCCGGAGATTCCTCTGAAATCAAGAGTCAAAACTCTACACCTTTAAATTTTGTTTCAAAGTTTTTAGATGAGCAGGGGTTGATTAAGGATGCTGCGGGTTATCATAGGTCTTTATCAATCGCGATGAATCCAGAAAAGTTTGCCAAGTTCTTTTATGAGCAAGGCATTGCTGATGCCACGGATGATTTGGCTAAAAAGAGCAAGAATGTCAATATGGACATTCGGACCTTTGGACAGCCAATTAACCAAGGAGGAGGAATCAAGGTTGTTGATGTTAGCCCATCATCGTCGGGAATGGGTTTAAAAATCAAGCCTTTTAAAACTTCCTAAAAACTAAAACATGCCAGTTAACGCATCTCCCAGTTTTGCCTTACAGCCAAGCGCTTATAGGCAAGCCATTAGCACCAACTATATTAGTAGTGCTAACTTCAACTTTGCAAACCAATACTTGCCCGATCTCTATGAAAAAGAGTTTGAGCGATTTGGTAATCGCAGCATCACCGGTTTTCTCCGTATGGTAGGCGCCGAAATGCCTTGCGCTTCTGACCTTATTAAATGGGCAGAACAAGGTCGTTTACACACGAAATGGACCGCATGTACATTGACAAACGTATCATCCAACCAGACGGTTTTGACAATCACCACCGGAAACGTAGGCGGCTCTGCTGGATATCCCGTTCAGGTTAATCAGCCAATGACTCCGTATCCGACCAATTCCACACTTGCGGCTTTAAACCAAAACATCCGTGTTGGACAGACTTTGATTTGTCAGCGCGAAAATGGTGTTGGTGTTTTTCACGGCCGTGTAGCCTCTGTCACTTATCAGGCAAGCCAAACAGCGGCTCAAGCTGCTATTACGCTTGACATTTACGAAGATACCACTGGCGCTTCTTTCCCCACCACATTGTCAACTGGAACATGGTCCGTTTGGATTTATGGTTCTGAATTTCGGAAAGGAACAAGCGGAATGGCCGAGTCAACTCAGGTGTTTGATTCGTTCTTTGAAACCAATCCTATTATCCTAAAGGATAAGTTCACCGTAACTGGCTCTGACATGACCCAGATTGGCTGGGTTGAGGTCACTACCGAAAACGGAGCCTCTGGATACTTGTGGTACATGAAGGCCGAGCATGAAGCCCGCTTGCGTTTTGACGACTACCTAGAGTCCGCTATGCTTGAAGCCGTTCCCGCGGCAGCCGCTAACAGTGGGGCCACTACTGCCGGATTCAAAGGTACTGAGGGTGTTTTTAGCGCGCTAACAAGTCGCGGAAATATTTTTAGTGGCGGATTTCCGACTAGCCTTGTAGACTTTGACTCAATTGTTCAGCGTCTTGACAAGCAGGGTGCTATTGAGGAAAATGCCATTTTCGTAAACCGTGCTGCTTCTTTTGCTATTGACGACTTCTTGGCTGCCCAAAACTCTTATGGTACTGGTGGTACATCATACGGTCTGTTTAACAACAGTGAGCAAATGGCCTTGAACCTTGGATTCCGCGGATTCCGTCGTGGTTATGACTTCTACAAGTCTGATTGGAAATACCTAAATGACCCCACTATGCGCGGTCAAGGTACTTCAAGTGGCACTGTTGGTGGTGCAATCAATGGTATGATTGTTCCCGTTGGTTCTACCAATGTTTATGACGAGGTAATGGGTCAAAACGCCAAGCGTCCTTTCTTGCACGTCCGCTATCGTGAAACCGAAGCCGAAAGCCGTAAGTATAAGACCTGGGCAACCGGTTCTGCCGGTGGCGCTGCAACAAGCGACCTTGACGCTTTGGAGGTACATTACTTGTCTGAGCGCGCTGTCTGCACTTTGGGAGCAAACAACTTCTTCTTGTTCCAAAGCTAATTTTTCGGGGTGGGTGTGTCCGACACACTCACCCCATTTTTTAATTTAATCAAACCTATAATAAAATGTCAAGCAAACTTTACAAACTAATCGGAGGGTCTGCCCCTATGAGCTTTATGCTCGCTAGTCGAAACACAACCGCACGAAGGTTGTACTATTTTGACGGAAAGGTCAATCGTGAGCTTCGTTATGCTCGCAACCAAAAAAGTCCATTTGTTGATGAACAAGATGGGAATTTTATTTTAGAGCCCATCATCTTTGAAGATGGCTTTTTAAAAGTTGAGGATACCAATCCTGTACTTCAAAGATTCTTGGAAATACATCCGGACAATGGGGCATTGTTCGCAGAGGTTGATAATAGGAAAGACGCTGAAAAAGAATTGAATTATCTTGAAATGGAGGTTGATGCTTTAACAAAAGCCAGATCACTTGATTTCCCTATGATGGAAAACATCGCTAGGATTGCTCTTAGCATTGACCCATCAAGAATTAGTTCGCAAGAACTTAGGCGTGATATCATTGTTTTTGCTAGAAACAATCCAGAGGAGTTCTTATCGGTGGCAAATGACCCCAATGTTGCACACAATGGCTTTGTGGCTAGGTTGTTTAATTATGGCGTTCTTTCGGCAAAGAGAAATAGCGTACACTATAATCTGCCCAATAATAAGTCAAAAATGCTTGTAGTCCCCACAGGGCAGGACGCTCAAGAGGCGGTTGCTTCTTATTTCCTAACCGAAGAGGGCATTGAGGTTATGGGGACGCTTGAAAAGTATCTCTCCGAATAATTAGTATATTTGCCCTATGAACAACTTTCTCAAAATAGCAAAGAGCCTAAATGCCCTGCCGACAGGCCAAGGTATTTGCCCAACTTTGATTAACCCAAAGTATGTTTCATGGGTTTATTCAACTGTAAACACAAATATCACCATTCATCTTAATGGCGGAGTAAATGCTGGTGTTGATAGAATCACGGTCACACTTCAGACTGGCGGAACTCTTCAGCGGGACGCGTTTATTAATGCGGTTATTGAGGCTTCGTCTTCGACGACCTCAAATGCATCTTCAGTATCTACGCTTGATTTTCTGCCATCAACAACCTACACATACGTCTTAGCATAATTATTATGGCAAAATTTATTCAGTATCCATCTGAGTTTAGTAATACAAACTGGACTTCAGTCGCTCACAAACCTGGAGCTAACCAAGCTCATGTTGCTGTGGGTAATGCTGGCGCCTATAGAGTTGCCAGAAGCGCCGATGGTGGTGTCACATGGACCTATCCATTGGGGTTAACCGATGCGGCACAAACACGAACATGGACCGCGGTAACGTGGAATCCCGGTGCTGGCTCTGGCTTGTTTATTGCTGTTGCATCAGGAACAGGGCCAGGTAGGATTATGACCAGCGCTGACGGAGTTACTTGGACCGTTCAGACGTACTCCACAGGCCAGCAAGCGGTCAGCTTTAACGCAGCGGCATCAAGTCTTACTAGGACCGTAATTGTTGGAGGCGGCGGCGTTGCGGCCGACCAAACCATTACTACCACAAATGGGACGAGCTACACTTCAGTAGCATCTCCTGCGGTACGAAATTGGACGGGCGTTTCATGGAACAACGTAAGTGCTAGCGCCAACTGGGTTGCTGTTGCAAATGATGGAGCTGCTGCTGGCGCAGTTATGACGAATACTGAAACCGATATAGCCGCTGCAAATGCTTGGACATCACGAACCGCCGTAACTGCTCCCACGGCTACTCCATGGGTTTCTGTTGCTGCCCAGCAAGTTGCAGGCGGAGTAATGGTCGCTGTTGCTAGTAGCGGAACGCAGGCAACGAGAATTATGACTAGTGCAGACAACGGGACCTCCTGGACTTCTCGAGATCCCAACGTTAATGTCAACTTTTCTTATGTTTTTGCCACTAGTAATGGTTATTACGCTCTTGGAACTACAGGTACTCAAACGCAAAGAATCTTGACTAGCGCAGATGGGGTTACTTGGACCGTCGGAGCCGCACTTCCGACAACGCCCAATAAGTGGGCCGGGGGTATTGGAAACGCCTATACTGATCCGTCTTTCATTGTCTTTGTTTCTAATTCTGGTGGGCCAAGTAGGATTTTAAGAATGGGAAACACAGTATTGACTTTGAGTTCCCCAGTTGAAATTAACGACTCCTATACGAGGGTTAAAACAGATTTGCCGACATATATTAATCTTGACAAAGTAATGCTTCTTAACCCAATTGATGAGGGTCAGATTAATTTGCCACAAGCCGCTGGAAGTACGGCTCAAGATTTTGTAACACTTAGCTTTGGAGCTGACCCAACAGGGATTACGCATGAGATTATCGTTCAAGATATCATCAACGCTTCATCGCCCAAGTCTTCAACGTCTTTGTTTGGATATATTGCATCAGAACTCCCACAAAACAGAACAGTAATTGTAACAAGATCATAGTATGGCTAAATATTTAAGAATCCCAAGCACGGCTCAAGCCACCACAACAAATGGAGATTTCTTCATTGATATTGACTCCATTCTCAGTATTGTTCCAGTAAGCGATACCGTCCTTCATATTAATGCGGATATCCCGGACACTCTTAATGATACACTTGTTCTGACTTTCAATAATGCTTCTCCTGCTCCAACTAGGATTTTGCATCAAATTGTTTGTGACGCCATTATGGCGGCAAATGCTTCTACCAAAGGAGGAGAGCCTTATATTGATTTGCCTTTAATGCCGGCTATTAGCGGCACTGCTACAACAATCACTTTAACTTTTACATAATATGGCAACATTTGTGCAAATAGGCTCTCTAGCCGTTGTAAACAATGGATACTTTAATGCCTCAAGCATTATATCGATAGTTTTTAATGCAACCAACACCTTGGCAGTAAGTCTTGTTAATCCAAATACAGGCGCCGACGTTGTTACATTAACCTTATCTAGTGCTGATTCAACCTATGAAACTCACAGGATTATTGCTAACGCTTTAATTTCCGCAACCCAATCTGGTTCGACTTATTTTCAGTTGCCAGAAATTTTACCGGGAGGTAGAACTGTGACTTTGGCAATCGGATAATTAATTCACTCATTTCAAAGCCACCCGCTGAATCTCAGTTGGGTGGCTTTTTTTATTACCTTTGTGTATGGCCGAGTTTATACAAATTGATAGACCCTTGTACACATCGGGACCGGTATTCTTGGGGCTATCTAATGTGAGGTTCGCAAGGGCATCATCAACATCGGTAATTGACATTTACTATGTAGGGGATTCTAGTTCTACTAGTTTGACCTTTTCTTATGCCGATACGTCATATACGCTTCACCGATGGTTTTTTGATCAAATGGCGGAGGCCAAACAATACAGTGGAAGTACATATTTCTTACCTCCCATAATCCCTGTTGCCGGAGTGGATGGTATAACTTTTTCAACCATATCGCCATGATAAATGATGTCCGTAATACGGTTTTAGCCATTGTCAATAAGAATAACTACGGCTACATTACCCCGGCTGATTTTAATTTGTATGCAGAACAGGCTCAATTAAGCATATTTGAGGACTATTTTCAATCATACAACAACCAAATCATCAAGGAGAACGCGAGGGCATCGGGGACGGGTTATGCTAATTTAAGGCAGATTACGGAAGAGGTCATTGATACATTTAGCACTTCAGCATCGGTTAATAAGGTCGGTGGTTTTTATGCTGTACCAAATGATTGCTACTTGTTGATGAATGTCTTGTTTGGGTCTAGAATTGTTGAGAAAGTCCCTATGAATCGCATAGCGATGTTGAATGCCTCAAACCTCACGGCCCCCTCCACGGATTTCCCTGTGTATGTTGGGTCTGGAGTTATTTCTACTGGAACATTGGGGGCAAGAATTAATGTATATCCGTCTAGTATTACGAGTGCTTTGACTATGGAGTACATTAGGTATCCGCGAGTACCCAAGTGGACATGGATACAACTTGGAGCGAACAACGATCCAGTATTCAACTCAAGCGCAGCTGACTATATTGACTTTGAGCTTCCGGAAACCGATGCTCCATTACTCATTTCCAAAATCCTGCAATATGCAGGTGTTTCTATTAGGGAGGCCGATGTTTATAAACTAGGAGCCACCGATGAGGCCACTGAGTACCAAAAAGATAGAGCATAATGGCATACATTAGTCAATACGAATATTATGATAATAATGGCAATTCGCCACAATCAGCGAATTGGGGTAGTTATCAGTATGTGTCATTGGATGATATCGTTAACAACTTTATGTTGATGTATCAGGGCAACCATGAACTCATCAATAATATCAATCGGTATCAGATACTCTTTTTTGCAAAAAGGGCTATACAAGAATTAAACTATGACGCACTCAAGGAGGTCAAAGTCCTTGAGTATCCTGTTGGGTCTGACTTAAAGTTGTTCCTACCATCCGACTATGTCAATTGGGTTAGGATTTCGGCGGAGGTTAATGGTGTGCTATTTCCTCTTAGCGAGAATTTTCAAGTAAATTTTGCAACAGCATACCTGCAGGATCAGAATGGCCAATTGCTTTATGACCAAAATGGGAATGTTCTTTCCCCCCAATACTCCGAACTTGATCTTGGAAGAATCAACAATACAGCCCCTAGTCTATACACGAATCCATTGAGTCCATACAATGGACAGTATGGGTGGTGCATTGATGATGTGTGGTATTTCCGTTGGGGTATCGGTGGGGCCTTTGGGGCAAATACCGAAACGGCAAATGTGAACCCTACATTCTCCATAGATAAGCAGAGTGGAGTTATCAACTTTAGCTCAAATATGAGCGGCCTTCTTTGTGTCATTGAGTATATCTCCGATGGTATGGAGAATGGAAACAATGGGCTAGTAAAGATCAACAAGCTTTTTGAGGATTACATCTATGCCGCCATTAAATATGCCATTCTAAACAATAGGACAGGCGTACAAGAATACATTGTGAACCGGGCAAGAAAAGACCGCAGGGCTCTTTTGCTGAACGCAAAAATTAGACTTAGCAACATTCACCCAGGCCGACTCTTAATGACTATGAGGGGCCGCGATAAATGGATTAAATGAAATCAGTAATCAATTTCACAAAAGGGATGATGAACAAAGACCTTGATGAAAGGCTTGTTCCAAAGGGTGCGTATGTAAATGGGAAAAATATAAGAACGGGGTCTTCGGAGTCCACGGAAATTGGCTCTGTAGAAAAGGCGGGTGGAAATAATATTGTAACTACTGTCTATTTTGACCCTGTAAATCAAACCAACTTATTGAACCCAAAATGCATCGGTGCATTCAAGGATGATGTAGGGGAAGTTATTTATTGGTTTATAGCAGATGTTGACCAATCATATATATCCGGGCAGGTCAATCTTGTTGTTTCGTTCAACACAAAGACGCAAGCATTAAGGTATCACATTATAGATGATAAGAATATTCTAAATTTCTCAAATGACTATCCGATTACGGGGGTTTCATTAATAGAGAATCTTTTGTATTGGACGGACGGGTTAAACCCCCCAAGAAGGATAAATGTTAACTCATCCTATACGGGGTTAATGACAGAAGAGCCCTTTAATCTAATAGTTACTCCTCCAAGTTCTGCTCCAGCAATAAGTCTTACATTCATTTCAAATCAAGGGAATTTCCTTGAAGAGAATTTTATATCTTTTGCTTATCGGTATAAGTATGCCGATGGGGAATACAGTGCATTATCTCAATTTAGTGATATTGCTTTTTTGCCTAAAGACTTCGTTGTTGACTCCACATCGTACTTAAATGAGGGGATGCTCAATCAGTACAACGCTGTAAACATTAACTATTTTTCGGGAGGCTCATTGGTCAAGGAGATAGAGTTGTGTTATAAGAAAGCCGATTCCAATGAAATATATCTAATACAAAAAATAAACAAACAAAAAGAGAGCATCCTTGATAATGTAACTGTATCATTCTTGTTCTCAAACAACAAGATATATAGCGCATTACCATCAACGGAATGGTTTAGGCTGTATGACAATGTCCCGCACAAAGCAAAAGCGTTGTCAATTATGGGCAATAGACTAATGCTTGGTAATTACACGGAGGGGTATGATATGGTTTCATCGGATGACTATCCTGTTAACATAAATTTTGGTTGTCAAGCATTATCCGAAGAGATAACATCGGAAAAGCTAACGACCCCAGCCCCTACCCCCTATACATATCCATTATCGTGGTCAACATCGGCCCCTCAAACAACAGTGAACGGCGCTAAATTTAGGATTAATATACCAACAGCGTATCAAACCAACATTCCATCGGGGTTGTACATTGGTTTTGAAATTACCCTTGAAAGCGCAACAATAAATGGGATTGCGGCTGGGTTAATAAACCCCTATCCGCAGGCCCCATTTACACTTAGTTTTAATTTTACAACTCAAAAAACATATCCGACATTTAATAGTTTATTGATGTCGGTTGAGTTTCAGCAAAAGTTAGGAACAATATCGGCTTATTACCAAAGCGCGAATGGATTACCGTGTTCTGGTGGGTTTTCTTTGACGGACTACTTTGCTTGTTCAATATCGGATAAGCCAACAAGTCCTCCATTTGCAACTCATGCCGTTGGTTCTACATCTACACCAAAAACCGGATTTACAATAACGTCCCCCATTGGGCAAAATGTTTATTTTGAAATCGCTGTTCCGGCAATGGCTTACTACAATGGGACTTCATATGCCTATGAATATTTTAGGGTAAGATCAATTTCGGCGGAATTAAATAAAACGGGAGCTCCAAAAAGTCTTCATAGCAATAGAGATTATCAGGTCGGTATTGTATATATGGATGACTACAATAGGTCAACGCCATCCCTAACAAGTAACTTAAATACCGTATTCTTCCCATCATCAACATCAATTAATCGGAACAGGATAAAGGTCACCATACCAGTATCTCAAAAGCCCCCAAAGTGGGCAACGAGATATAAGTTTGTTGCAAAGTCAACGAAAGAACGGTATGAAACTATTTATACTAACATATTTTTTGATGACCCAACAGACCAGGGGATATGGATTAAGTTGGATGGAGAATCTCAAAACAAGGTTAATGTAGGAGATAGGCTCATCGTTAAGTCTGATAGTGGTGGCCCTGTTAGGGACCTAGTTACCACGGTAGTCCTTGAAAAAGAAGTAAAACCTGCAAACTGGATAAGCGCAAATACAATTAACAACCAGCAAATACTTGAGCCATCAGGCGCTTATATGCGCGTCAAATTAGATGGGTGGTCAGCAAATTATGACCCGAAAAGTTATATTGATACTGGTTTTTTAGTAGCCGAGTCAACCGATGATGACCCTGGCAGCGAGGGAGCCTATGCTCATTTAAGGATTCCTTGCTTTTACTCAACCCCAGCCACCCCTGTTGAGAGATGGACTATACCAGCCGGGTCAACTGTTTTGCTATCATTTAGGTTTGTTAGAAATGGAAAGAATTGCGGAGGCTCAAGTAATAGTTGCGGAGAAACAGTAACCGTTTATTCTAGCAAATTCGTAGCGTCAAGAAATTACAATGACTTGTATGAATTTTGGCTTGGAGAGGGTGTGAATGTCGGTGCATCCGTGTACCCTATCTCATTGACATGTCCCGATGACGCTCCTATTAGTAATAGTGTTTTTAATGCAACACTCGGAGTAGGGCAAGGGGCTTATTCCATTCGTACACAAGGAATAAATAGGTATCAGTTTTTTCAAGATACAGCGGCAGGGGGATCAACAACTCCTCTTTATCTCACATTAAGACAAGGGGCTCCAGCGTGTGGTGGGTTTGCTGGAATCGGATTAAGAAAAGGAATTATAGAGGCTAGGATTATTATTCAAAAGACAGGCGATAACCTCATTTTTGAAACCGAGCCAACAAATGCTATTCCGAATGTGTACTATGAGAACCATGAGTCTTTTGCTATTACAGCGGGTAATCATATGTGCAACAATGTCAATCAGGCAATTGGGTCGGGTATAGCCGGTGTTAGTACGCTTGATTTTTATAATTGCTACTCATTTGGTAATGGTGTTGAAAGTTTTAAGATTAAGGATTCCATAACGGGTTCATACTTTTTGCTTGGGCAAAGGGTAACGGCAGCTATAGAGTCGCAGTTTAAGCAAACGAATCGTTTTTCAGATATTACTTATAGCGGCGTTTACAATAGAGAAACTAATGTAAACAAGTTGAATGAGTTTAATTTGGGTCTATCTAACTATAAGCTTTTAGAGGCTATGTACGGTAGCATTCAAAGGATGCATCCAAGACAAACCGACTTATTGGTTTTCCAAGAGGATAAGGTGTCAAGGGTTTTAGTTGGAAAGAATATACTCTCTGATCTTTCGGGGGGGAATGCTCTTGTTAGTGTACCTGAAGTTTTGGGCAACCAAATAGCGAGGGTTGAGGAGTATGGTATATCTGAAAACCCCGAAAGTTTTGCGAGTTTTGGTGGTGATATTTATTTCACGGATTCTAAAAGAGGAGCGGTCTTAAAGTTAAGCGGAGAGCAACTAGCAGTAATTTCTAGTGTTGGTATGCAGGATTACTTTAGGTCTACATTGGGCACAGTAAAAAGAGCGCCCATAAGGGGAGGATATGATCCATACAATAAAGACTATGTGCTTTCAATAGGAGATGAGCCAGCGGGAGAAATAGTGTTTATAGATTGCGGTAGTGAAACATGGATACAAGAGGTTGAGGTTCCTCCGGTGACATATAGGATAAATGTTGGGAGTGCAATCGGAACAGTCACTTTGCAAATATCAAATGCTATGGCAGACGTTCCATATATATGTTATTATAATGGGGTTTCTGTTGATACTGGAACAACGGGGGGAAACCCATCAATATCGGTAAACAAAAACATAGAAACAGTAACCTATATAGATTTGGTTATTTATGGAACATTTACGGGTGGTGGATTTTTATTGACAGCCCCATGCCCAACGGGTAATCCTATTACTGTTATTGTTGCCGTATTAACAAGCAATGATGATGCGGGTAAGGTCATTGATGGGATACACTGGGGTGTTTACCCAAATCACATTATGAGTGATTCGTTGACTGTTCAGAGTGGAGCTTATCCAGTTCTTGGCAAGTATCAAGTAATACCATCATCCATTGGAAATGGCATTGTTCCCCCGAATGGAGGGAATATACGAATGTTTACAACTCAATCTCAATTCAATACAATTAATAGATTTCCAAGGTATCTTTTCTTGAGAAGCAATACTCTCTATGCCCTAAACACTGTGGCTGGATTAAATTCGTTTATAGCGGCCACAACTATTGATTCGGGTACTGCAACAACTCAATTTGCCCCATATCCCGCCGAAGAATTGACGAAATCAATTGGTTCAGCTGGCGCATATTTATATCTTGTTTGGGACTATAGGATTATAGGAAATGCCAACTTATGCGACACAGTTACATTGGCGGCGGCTTGTTGTGACTGCACGACTGCATGCGCAACATCCGTAGAGCTCCAAACAAGTGGCGTTTTTGCTAGCTCTGCTCAAGCCTGTGTAGCGGCCGTAGAAAACCTCATTATATCACTTTATTATAGTGGAGGAGGCGTTAATATAACAAAAACTTTTTACTTTGATCTCCAGCAAACACTTACTGCATATCCAGGCGTTTATAAGTACTATGATTCCGGCGCTTTTAGATGGCTTGAGTTAAATTCACTTGGAAAAGTAATAAACACAGGAAACTGCTAAAACTATGCCGATATTTTATTTTGATAGCGCATCTTTTTTGACCGCTAGAGCTCTATATACCAATTCAAATTTAACGACTCCCGCTAATGATGGGTGGTATTCATCTTGTGGTTATGCCAGACAAGCAACGGCAGGGATATTGGGTCCACTCATTAATTGTTCTGACATAAGTGCTGGATGTGTTGTTCCGTGTCAAAGTGACCCTCCGTTAACAATAACCCCAACAGCAACCACCCGCGGTGTGTTTGACACACAAGTAGACGTGTCCCAAAAGGTTGGGGCAATTAAGGTGGAGATGGACATTAATGGTGCTAATACTATAGTTGGATTTTTTTGCCAATTGGGTGGAGATACATACCCGAATTCACTCAATAGAAGGCAATATAAGGTCCGACAGGGATTCGGTGCCCTTCCAAAGCCTTATGTGGGTGGTTCGGGGGGGGATACCTGCAATGCAGCGTCCACTATTCAATCAGTCCCTTGGTTCAAAAGAAACTCAGCCGGGACATGGACTCCGATACCATCACCGGCGGTAACTGAATATATTATTGGTGGGGATACCGTTACTGTAAATTCAACACTTGTAATGTTCATTCCCAAGCCAAACCCCGTTCCGTCCATTTTGAACGTTAGAATAATCCAGCCATGCAATGGATTTAATAGCAACACAATGAGGATATTTTGCCCGGAACCTTTACTTGCGGTCAATTGCTCTTCGGTAAGTACAGGGTCAACTACTGGGGCTGACCCCGCGTGCCCAAAGGCATTAACCAAACCACTTTATCATGGAAAAGTATCTGGAACTACTAGTTTTGCTGTAAGTGATTGGGTTTTTTCAGATGCAAACTCAGTGAACATCCCAGCGGATGGTTTTTACAAAACGGCCTATGTATCCGGGCCACAAAATCAATGGATTCAAGTTGCTGGAGGTATAGTTACAGCTACAGGTCTTTGTTAATAACGATATGGCTATAACAGTTGCATACAACGAACCGACCCAAGGATGGTCCTCGTTCTTTGATTACATCCCCGAATTTATGGTGGGATTAAATAACTCTTTCTACTCTTTTAAGAATGGACAGATTTATGTTCATAATAGTTTAGACGTTGCGCCATGTAATTACTATGGAGTTGCCAACCCGGCCGAAATCACTTTCTTGGTCAATGAT